TCAAGGCTGGCGATCAGCTTTCTCTCGATAACACCGTAAGCGACGGTGAAGGAAATGAAAAGAGCTGGCTTGATGACATGCCGGATGAATCCGCAGCTATCGCTGAATTAATGGAGGACGCAGAACTTCTTCGTGCCCTCTACGCAAAGCTGAACGAGCTGGACCCGGAAGGCCGTCTTATCTGCCAGCTTATTATGGAAGGAAAATCGGAACGTGACTGCGGCAAGGAAATGGGCCTCTCTCGTAATACATTCGTGTATCGCAGGGACAAGCTGTTCCAGAAGCTCCGCTCCGAGCTTAAGGACTACATCTAATATGAATGGTCGTCCTCTGATTTTTTAGGGGACGATTTTTCTTTTCAAAAACTTTTTTATATTTTTTCGGCCAAACGGCAATCTCACCTCCATTGAGTAGTGTAAGGCGAAACAAAGCGACCTACAGAAAGCGAGGTGAACATCGTGAAACAGACTTTTCACAACCGAAGCGGCACTGACGCAGAAGTGATTGCTACTCTCACTGCAATCAGTCAGGTATCCGCAAGAATGGCGAAGAATCTCAGAATCATCGCCGCACACAGACAATCCGAGGAAGGAGGAACAGAAAATGTCAAAAATGAGCGATATGGCTATGACCATCGAAGAGCTGAGAAATGCCGCCGCTGCTATTAACGATGTAGCAAACTGGCTCGCACAGCAGTTTGGAGGAGCATCCGAAGCTGCTGAAAAAGCAGAAGCCCCTGCTGCTCCTGCGAAAACTGCATTGACCCTTGAGGAAGTTCGAGCTGTTCTGGCTGATAAATCTCGTGCCGGGCATACAGCTGAAATTCGAGAGCTTCTTAAAAAGTACGGTGCAAGCAAGTTGTCACTCGTAGACCCGAAACATTATGAAGCCCTGCTTAGGGAAGTGGAGGTGCTCTAATATGCCACCTAAAGGACATTCAATCCTCTCCGCATCATCTTCTGACCGCTGGCTCCACTGCCCACCGTCAGCAAGACTCTGCGAAACCTATGAGGATAAAGGTAGTGATTATGCTGCAGAAGGTACCGACGCACACGCTCTTTGTGAATACAAGCTCCTTAAAGCTCTCGGCATGGAAGCTACTGATCCAACCAAAAGTCTCGACTGGTACAACGCCGAAATGGAAGATTGTGCCACCGGGTACGCCAGCTTTATTATGGAGCTTTTGGAAGATGCCAAGCAGACCTGCTCCGATCCAGTTGTTCTGATTGAACAACGAGTGGACTTCTCCCGTTGGGTAGAACAAGGCTTCGGAACCTCAGATGCTATTCTCATCAGCGATGGAACTATGCATGTGATTGACTACAAACACGGTCTTGGAATCCTTGTTTCCGTTGAAGACAATCCACAGATGAAATGCTACGCTCTTGGCGCTCTGGAACTTTTCGATGATATTTATGACATCGATACGGTCAGCATGACCATCTACCAGCCTAGACGTCAGAACGTTTCTACCTATGAAGTCAGTAAGGATGACCTGTATCAGTGGGCCGATGAAGTTCTGAAACCTACCGCTGACCTCGCCTTTGCCGGTGATGGAAATTTCCTGTGCGGTGAATGGTGCGGATTCTGCAAGGCAAAGCATGAATGCAGGGCCAGAGCGGAAGCCAATCTTCTACTCGCACAGCACGATTTCAAACTACCACCTCTGCTGGAGGATTCGGAAATCGAAGTCATCCTTTCCCGTGTCGACGAACTGGTCTCCTGGGCCAACGACATCAAGGAGTATGCACTTCAGCAGGCAATCAGCGGTAAAGAATGGACAGGCTGGAAACTGGTCGAAGGTCGCTCCAACCGCAGATATACCAACGAAGACGCTGTATCAAAGGCTGTCGAAGCCGCTGGTTTTGACCCTTATGAAAAGAAGCTACTTGGTATCACTGCTATGCAGAAGCTACTCGGCAAATCTCGCTTCGAGGAACTCCTTGCAGCCTATATTGAAAAGCCACAAGGCAAACCTACTCTTGTGCCGGAAAGCGATAAACGCCCGGCAATGAACACAGCAAAAAATGATTTTATGGAGGAATATGACAATGAGTAAAAATGTAAAAATGACAAATCCCATGAAGGTTATCACTGGTCCTAACACACGCTGGAGCTATGCCAACGTCTGGGAACCTAAGTCCATCAACGGTGGCACTCCGAAGTATAGTGTCAGCCTGATTATCCCGAAGTCCGACACAAAGACTGCCGCAAAGATTGAAGCTGCTATCGAGGCTGCATACCGTGAAGGTAAAGCAAAGCTCAAGGGCAATGGTAAGTCCGTACCTGCTCTTTCCGTACTTAAAACGCCACTTCGTGACGGAGATCTTGAAAGGCCGGACGATCCTGCATACGCTGGCAGCTACTTTGTGAATGCAAATGCAACCTCTGCACCTGGTATCGTAGATGCAGACCGCAATCCTATCCTCACTCGTTCTGAGGTTTACTCTGGAGTCTACGGTCGTGCTAGCATCAGTTTTTACGCTTTCAACAGCTCTGGCAATAAAGGCATCGCCTGCGGCCTTAACAATCTGCAGAAGATTCGTGATGGCGAGCCTCTTGGCGGTAAGGCATCTGCTGAATCTGACTTTGCAACTGATGACGACGATGATTTTCTTGACTAATGGAGGTAGCAAACTATGGAGACAATCGTGATTAGCACAATTCTTGTAAACATCTGTATCGGCTGCTTCGCTTGCGTCGGTCTTACTACTGCAATCTCTATGATTCAGAGTATCATCAACGACCATAAACGTGAAAAGCGTGAGCAGGAAAAAGACAAGCGCGACCTCGAATACCACGAAAAGCGCATGAAAGACTTTAAGTAATCTATCAACCTGCTGGCGGTAGGCTCACTGCCGCCAGCACATTTTCTGACAAAAGGAGACAATCTATGAATGAATTTGCAGATATTTTAAATCTATTTATTGCTAATGTCATCGCCTATACCTTTTTTGTAGCAGTATACGGCTTCATCATCTATAACGTAGGAAAAATCATTTTTTACCTTGTTCGTTATGCGGTATACCACATTCGTCGTGACATCAATAAATACAAATCCAATAAAGATAAGCATTAAAACGTCAGGCGGCAGGAATTTCTCTGCTGCCTGTTTTGTAGAAAGGACAATCTCATGAAAACACTTAGTATCGATATTGAAACCTACAGTGATGTGCCACTTCAGAAAACTGGAGTATATCGCTATGTAGAGTCACCTGATTTTGAAATCTTACTCTTTGCCTACAGTGTAGATAGCCAGCCCGTTCAGGTCATTGATCTTGCCTGCGGAGAACAAATTCCAAAAGAAATCCTTCTTGCTCTAGAGGATGAATGTGTCATCAAGTGGGCCTTCAACGCTACCTTTGAGCGCATCTGTCTTTCTCGCTTCTTAGGTTATCCGATCGGAGAATATCTGAAACCGGAAAGCTGGCGTTGCTCTATGATATGGTCCGCCACGATGGGGCTTCCACTCTCCTTGGAAGGTGTCGGCGCTGTTCTGGGACTTGAAAAGCAAAAACTCTCAGAAGGTAAAGATCTCATCAAATACTTCTGCCAGTCTTGTGCTCCTACCAAAGCCAATGGTCAACGCACAAGAAACCGCCCTTTCCACGCTCCGGACAAGTGGGCCCTGTTCAAGAAATATAACATCCGTGATGTAGAAACGGAAATGGGCATCCAGCAGAGACTCGCAAAGTTCCCGGTTTCAGCTCAGATCTGGGAGGAATATCATCTGGATCAAGAAATCAACGACCGTGGAGTCCGCTTGGATATGGATCTTGTTGCTGCTGCCATTGATATGGATACTCGCTCTAGGAATGAACTAACAAATACCATGAAAGAAATCACGAAGCTAGAAAATCCAAACTCCGTCCAGCAGATGAAGGCATGGCTTTCCGATAATGGACTGGAAACAGATACTCTTGGTAAGAAAGCTGTCACAGATCTCTTAAAGACCGCTCCACCAAAGCTTGCACAAGTTCTTACCTTAAGGCAACAGCTAGCCAAATCTTCCGTCCGCAAATATCAGGCAATGGAAAAGACCGTTTGTGACGATGGTCGTGCCCGTGGCATGTTCCAGTTTTATGGAGCCAACCGCACTGGCAGATTTTCCGGTCGTAATATCCAGCTGCAAAATTTACCACAAAACCACCTGGCAGATCTTGCAGAAGCACGCTCACTGGTACGCTCTGGCAACTTTGAAGCCGTTACACTCCTCTACGAAGATGTGCCGGATACACTCTCACAGCTTATCCGCACCGCTTTCATCCCCAGAGAAGGTACACAATTCCTGGTGGCTGACTTTTCTGCTATTGAAGCTCGTGTAATCGCATGGTTTGCCAGTGAAAAATGGCGACAGGATGTCTTCGCCAAAGGTGGCGACATCTACTGTGCCTCTGCAAGTCAAATGTTTAAGGTTCCCGTTGAAAAACACGGTATCAATGGTCACCTCCGTCAAAAAGGTAAAATTGCAGAACTTGCCCTTGGATACGGTGGTTCTGTGGGTGCACTAAAAGCAATAGGTGCTCAGGACATGGGGCTTACCGAAGATGAACTTCCTCCGCTAGTGGATGCCTGGAGACGGTCCAATCCGAACATCGTCAAATTCTGGTGGGATGTGGACCGTGCCGTCATGGAAGCTGTAAAGTTCAAACATACTACCTCACAATATGGTCTTACCTTCTCCTGCAGAAGCGGGATGCTTTTTATCACTCTCCCATCAGGAAGAAAACTGGCATATGTGAAACCGAAGATTGGGACGAATAAATTCGGTGGTCAGTGTATTACCTATGAAGGCATCGGAAGCACCAAGAAGTGGGAACGTCTTGATTCCTACGGTCCGAAATTTGTCGAAAACATCGTACAGGCCACTGCTCGTGATATTCTTTGCTACGCTATGCAAACACTCCGCTGTTGTTCTATTGTTATGCATATTCACGATGAAGTTGTCATCGAAGCTGATCCTAGTATGTCCTTAGACGCAGTTTGTGAACAGATGGGCCGCACACCACCTTGGGCCAAAGGGCTACTGCTAAGAGCCGATGGCTATGCGACACCATTTTATAAAAAAGATTAGATTTTTTCGGCCAAACGGCAAACTCATCTCCATTTAGTAGTGGAGATAAAAATTTCATTTCTGTTTACATCAAAATGAGGCGTTCATCTCCAATGGATATTAGAGATGGACGTCCTTTCTTCATGTCCATCCGGAAAGGAGGAACCTGACATGTCGATCAGCAAATATAACAGCGAAGGCTACCCTGATCCTACTGCTTTTGGCGCACTTTCTTCTATCGGGAATGAAGCCCGTGCACTACGTGCTTTCAGACCAATCGTATATATCTGCTCGCCCTTTGCCGGAGACATTGAAAAGAACGTAGCTGCAGCCAGAACGTACAGCCGCTTTGCTGTGGAACAAGGATACATTCCTATCGCACCACATCTCCTGTTTCCACAGTTTTTAAATGATACCGACCCCAAAGAACGTGAACTTGGTCTCTTCTTCGGAAATGCCATCATGAGCAAATGCTCTGAGATCTGGGTCTTTGGAAGTCATATTTCTTCAGGTATGGAAGCAGAAATCAAACGAGCCAAGTGGAAAAATTACCGCCTGCGCTATTTCACAGAGAATCTTGAGGAGGTTTAACACATGTACGAAGTAAAAGAAAATTCAAGAATATTAAAGGACGGAACTGAAATCACAACCTACATCAGGGATGTGGTCAGCTGCAATATCTTAGAGGTCGAGGCTGGAACCACCGGTTATTGCGGTGGCGATACCGGTCATGGCGGTCGCACTTATTTTCGCATTCAGGATGCAGCTTGCACAGATATGGAAATCCATAGCTATACCACTCGCTGCGGTAGTAATGGTTTTGAAGTCTGCCTCGGTGGTGACTGCGAGTTAGAAACCATGATTCGAGCTTTGAAATTTATCACCAAGGTTCTCGAAGAAGAATCCAAGGAGGTGTATGACTAATGTTCACCATTTATTCTGCAGATGTTACCGGCAATCCCGGTAACTGTTCCTACCCACACAAGCATGTCATCTTAGATGAGGACAGCCTGAAAGCTGCTATCTGCCACGACTATGTCTGTGCCGAATATAAAAACAGCTACCGCAACGGCGACAACTTCATTGGCAGCAACTGCCTTCCTGTAGATTGCGATAATGATCACTCTGAAAATCCGGATGACTGGGTTACTCCTGATGATATTATGCAGGCTTTTCCGGGTGTCAGTTTTGCTATCCACTATAGCCGCTACAACAATCGTGAGAAAAATGGGAAAGCAGCAAGACCGAAGTTCCATGTGCTGTTTCCAATCGAGTATATATCGGACGCCTCCCTCTACAGCGATATGAAAAAACTGGTCAATTCCATATTCCCGTATTTTGATACACAGGCACTGGATGCAGCCCGTTTTTTCTTTGGAACAACTACTGCGGATGTTGCAATCTATCCGGGGCGCATGAATCTGACTGAGTTTTTGGATGAGGACCTGTTCGATGAAGATTTGCCGGAAGGTCAATACGATGGTTCTGCCATTTCAGAAGGAAGTCGTAATGCAACTATGTCTCGTTTTGCCGGTCGTGTCATCAAGAAATATGGTGACTGCGACAAGGCATATCAGACATTTATGGAAGAATCAACAAAGTGTACGCCTCCGCTGGAAGCATCTGAGCTTGCTACTATCTGGCACAGTGCACAGCGTTTTTATGCAAGACTTTCTCAACAGGACGGATACATTGCACCGGAAGTATATAATGATCCTTCCTGTTACAAGCCTGGAGACTATTCTGACGTAGGACAAGCTGAGGTACTGGCAAAATATTTTTCCGGCGAGCTCCGATACTCTCCGGCAACCCACTTCATCCGATATTCTGATCATTACTGGCAGGAATCCGAACCGGGTGCACAGGCTGTGGCCCATGAGCTTACCAGAAGGCAACTGAAGGAATCTGGCAACGATATGCTCGAAGCTCTCGACAAATTGAAAAACTCCGGTGCGCAGTCCCTGCTTGACTCTATGTCTAAAAACAAAGCAGAACAGCTGATGAATGAGGATCAGATGGAAGCCTATCAGGAATTTCTGGCCGCAAAAGCATATCAACAGTTTGCTGTAAAGCGTAGAGATTCCAAGAATATTACTTCCACGCTGAAAGAGTCCCGTCCAATGCTGGAGATCTCACCTCGTGACCTTGATGCTGATTGCTTTGCTCTGTGTACACCAGAAGCAACCTATGACTTGCGGAAAGGAATGGCTGGTGCAAGAGAACACCTGCCGGAAGATTTCATTACAAAAATCACATCGGTATCTCCGAATTATAAGGGCCAGCAGATTTGGCTGGACTGCCTTGATCTCATCTTTCAGAGCAATCAGGAACTTATCGATTATGTTCAGATGATTTGTGGTCTGGCTGCCATCGGCAAAGTCTATGTGGAAGCGCTCATCATTGCCTATGGTGATGGCCGCAATGGTAAGTCAACCTTCTGGAATGCTATTTCCAGAGTGCTTGGTCTTTACTCCGGCAACATCTCTGCTGACACACTCACTGTTGGCTGTCGCAGAAACATCAAACCGGAAATGGCCGAAGTCAAAGGTAAGAGACTTCTCATCGCTGCCGAGATGCAGGAAGGCGCTCGTCTGAATGATTCCACCGTCAAACAGCTCTGTTCCACAGATGATGTCTTTGCTGAGAAAAAGTACAAGGACCCGTTCTCGTTCAAACCATGTCACACTCTCGTACTCTACACCAACCATCTGCCTCGTGTCTCTGCATCTGATGATGGTATTTGGAGACGACTTATTGTCATCCCATTCAATGCCAAAATTACAGGAAGCAACGACATCAAGAACTATAGCGAGTATCTTTATGACAATGCTGGTGGCAGCATTTTGGCGTGGGTCATCGAAGGTGCCAAGAAAGTCATCGAGTCCGATTACCAGATTCCCGTGCCGGAATGTGTACAGAATGCCATTGATGAATATCGCAGCCAGAACGATTGGTTTGGTCACTTTCTTTCTGACAAATGTGAAATTGACCCGTCCTATAAAGAAAGCTCTTCTTCTCTTTATCAGGCCTACCGCAACTATTCTCTGGATTGCAACGAGTATGTGCGCAGTACCGCTGACTTCTACTTTGCATTGGAGAAAGCTGGCTTTGAGCGAGTTACCATGAACAGAAAGCGTTACTTTAAGGGTCTGCGCTTACGTGAGGACACCGGTGCAGACGAGGATTTTATGAATTAAGGCCACTTATGACAAGGTGTATCAAAGTGTTTTATAAAACTTTTCTTAGACCTATAAAAATATGAATAAGAAAAAGTATGCAAAATACCATTGATACACCTTGCACATCTTCAATTTAACGGCCTGATGGAGGACAAGTATGTTAGAAAAAACAATAGAAAAGAAATTGACAACTGCAGTAAAAAAGGCTGGTGGTATCGCGCCGAAGTTCGTGTCTCCTTCTTTCGCAGGGATGCCCGACCGTCTGGTCTTATTACCTGATGGGAAGTTTGCCTTCGCAGAATTAAAGGCACCTGGAGAATCCCCACGCCCACTGCAAAAGGCACGGCACAGACTCCTTCGCGCTCTGGGCTTTCGAGTCTATGTGATTGATAGCGTCGAACAGATTGGAGGAATGATTGATGAACTTCGTACCTCATGATTACCAGGCCTATGCCATTAACTATATTGAGACACATTCTGTAGCCGCCGTCTTACTCGATATGGGTCTTGGAAAAACAGTCATTTCTCTGACTGCCATCGCCGATCTGTTATTCGATAGCTTTGAAGTCCACCGCATTCTTGTGATTGCCCCACTTCGAGTAGCCAGAGACACATGGCCCGTTGAAATCAAGAAATGGCAGCATCTGAAGCACCTGACTTTTGCTATCTGCGTCGGAACACCGAAAGAACGAAAAGCCGCTTTGATGGCCAGAGCCGATATAACAATCATCAACAGAGAAAATCTTCAATGGCTTATCGAGTCCAGTGGATTTCCCTTCGACTACGATATGCTGGTCATCGACGAGCTCTCTTCCTTCAAGAATCACAATTCAAAGAGGTTCAAATCTCTGCTGAAGGTAAGACCCAGCGTCAAGCGCATCATTGGCCTGACCGGAACACCAAGTAGTAATGGACTCATGGATTTATGGGCCGAGTTTCGACTGCTGGATTTAGGGAAACGTCTCGGACGATTCATTACCGAGTACCGAAACAATTACTTCGCGCCGGACAAGAGGAATGGTCAGATTATCTATTCCTACAAGCCGCAGCCCTATGCAGAGGAACGCATCTATGGCCAGATTTCCGATATCACCATTTCCATGAAATCAACAGACCATCTGCAGATGCCTGAACTCATCTCTTCCGAGTATGAGGTTCATTTGTCCGAAGATGAAGTTGCCAGATACGAGGAATTAAAGAGCGACTTGGTGTTGGATCTCCCTGATGGAGAAATCACCGCAGCAAATGCCGCTTCTCTCACCGGAAAACTATCACAGCTTGCCAACGGTGCCATTTATTCTGATACCGGTGAAATCATCGAGTTCCATGACAGAAAGCTGGATGCTCTGGAGGATATCATCGAATCCGCAAATGGCAAACCTGTACTTGTAGCTTATTGGTTCAAGCACGACCTCTCCCGTATCAAAAAGCGCTTTGATGTGAGAGAGATAAAGTCCAGCAAGGACATCACCGACTGGAATGCCGGAAAGATACCAGTCGCAGTCATTCATCCTGCATCTGCCGGTCATGGACTCAATCTACAGGCTGGCGGCTCCACCCTTATCTGGTTTGGGCTGACATGGTCTCTTGAATTATATCAGCAGACCAACGCCCGACTTTGGAGACAGGGCCAAACCTCCGGAACCGTGGTGGTAGAGCATATCATCACAAAAGGAACCATTGATGAGCGTATCTTGAAGGCTCTCTCCAAGAAGGAGCTGACACAGAATGCCCTTATCGATGCGGTAAAAGCAAACCTATGACAGTCTTTGACAAAACACGACAATCCGTGCAAATCCGAGGGAAATAAAACAATCCGGAGGTAAAGCATGAACGCAAAAGAATATTTATTACAGGCTCGCTATCTTGATGAACGCATCACATCAAAGACTCAACAGATTGCATCCTTAAATGATCTTGCTACCAAATGTACTTCTACCATTTCAGATATGCCGAGAAACCCAAACCACGGTGGTTCCAGAATGGAAGATGCCATTTTGAAAATCGTTGACTTAGAGGATGGCCTGAAGAAAGACATCGAAAAGCTGGTGGATTTAAAGAAAGAAATCATGGGTGTTATCCATGCTGTTCCCAACGTAGAATACCAAATGCTACTGGAAAAACGCTATCTCTGCTTCATCACTTGGGAACAGATAGCAGTGGATCTGAATTATTCTATACAGCACATACATCGTATGCATAGCGCAGCATTAAAAGAAATCGTGGTTCCACAGATAGATGAGAGTTAATGTGATAGAATGAGAGTCCTTTCTTATGATAATATTACAATAGCGAAAATGATAATCGCAGAGAGCCTTGTGGGAGTCAATCCTACAGGGCTTTTCTTATGCCCAAGCGGAAGGAGGAATACGATGCCAAGAAAGCCAAAACGTCCCTGCTCCTATCCCGGATGCCCTAATCTGACAGACGGACGCTTCTGTCCAGAGCATGAAAAGATGGAAGCCAAACGATACGAGAGGTACGACCGAGATCCAAATACCAAGCGTCGCTACGGACGTGCATGGAAACGTATCCGTGACAGCTATGCTGCTGCCCACCCTCTTTGTGAGAGGTGCCTTGAGAATGGTGTCTACACACCAACCGAGCAGATACACCATGTAAAACCTCTTTCACAAGGTGGAACGCATGATAGAGAAAACTTGATGGCTCTTTGCAAATCCTGCCATGCCAAGATTCATGCGGAACATGGCGACCGTTGGCACAACCGGTAGGGGCCAGTTAAATCTCAACGGTGAAGTCACCGGGGAACGGGCGTGGGGTCTCACGCACAAAGTCGCAATTTCAAACGGGGTATATAGGCCCCTGAACTGGAGGTGTAAAAATGGCTAAGGACGGTACAAACCGTGGCGGCGCTCGTATCGGCGCTGGAGCCAAGAAGAAGCCCTTAGCTGACAGAATTGCTGAGGGAAATCCGGGCAAACGTGAATTGACTGTCATCGATTTTACAGACAGCACTGTCGATTTAGAAGGTCAGCCGATGCCCAAACCATCCAAGATGTTATCTGCAAAGCAAAAGAACGGTAAAAAGCTAGTTGCTGCAGAAGTTTATAAGAAAACATGGAATTGGCTGCACGAACGTGGCTGCGCTGCTCTTGTCTCTCCGGAGCTTCTGGAGCGCTACGCCATGAGTGTTGCTCGTTGGATTCAATGTGAGGAAGCAATCACAGAGTTTGGCTTTCTTGCAAAACATCCGACTACCGGCAATGCTATTCAATCTCCCTACGTAGCCATGAGCCAGAACTTCATGAGTCAGACCAATCGTCTCTGGATGGAAATCTACCAAATCGTAAAAGAAAATTGTGCCACTGAATATAACGGAGCCACACCACAGGATGATGTGATGGAAAGACTCCTGCTGGCACGGAAAGGAAATTGATATGGATTTATCTGAATTTATGAGCTTGCTAAAGAAGTATCGCAGGCATTTAACCTTCCAGCAATTTAGCACACTCAAAGGGCAGGCTAAAGCTGGTGACATAGATGCCGCTTTCAAGGGATTAAAAAAGTTATTGCATAGGAGGGCTGCATCATGCTAATTGAAAAGAAAAATGTCGCAGAACTTCTTCCTGCTGATTACAATCCCCGAAAAGATTTAAAACCCGGCGATAAAGAATATGAAAAATTGAAACGCTCCATTGAACAGTTCGGCTATGTAGAACCTGTCATCTGGAATGCCACCACCTCTCGTGTCGTTGGCGGCCACCAGAGACTAAAGGTCCTCATCGATATGGGCATCACGGAAGTGGAATGCGTCATTGTTGAAATGGATGAAGATAAAGAGAAAGCACTGAATGTTGCTCTCAACAAAATCAGTGGTGAATGGGATAACGACAAGTTGGCCCTTCTTATCGCTGATCTGCAAGGCGCTGACTTTGATGTCTCCCTCACCGGATTTGATCCAGAAGAACTTGAAGATCTGTTTCGTGAAGATACGAAAAAAGGTGTACAGGATGACAATTTCGATGTGGATGCTGAGCTTGTAAAACCGACCTTCTCCAAGACCGGTGACCTGTGGCTCCTTGGTGATCATCGTCTTGTCTGTGGTGACTCCACGAAGCCTGAAACCTACGAACTTCTGATGAACGGAAAGAAGGCAAATCTGGTTGTGACTGATCCTCCGTACAATGTCAATTATGAAGGTAGCGCTGGTAAGATTAAGAACGACAATATGAAAAACGATGCCTTCTATCAGTTCCTGCTTGATGCCTACACTCGCATGTATGAATCGATGGCAGATGATGCTTCTATCTATGTTTTCCACGCAGACACCGAGGGGCTCAACTTCCGTAGAGCCTTTGCCGATGCTGGTTTTTATCTCTCTGGCTGCTGTATCTGGAAAAAGCAGTCCCTTGTCCTCGGACGCAGCCCTTACCAGTGGATGCATGAGCCTTGCCTCTTCGGTTGGAAGAAATCCGGTAAGCATCAGTGGTATACCGGACGAAAAGAAACAACCATCTGGGAATTTGATAAGCCTAAAAAGAATGGTGATCATCCTACAATGAAGCCTATTCCTCTTCTGGCCTATCCGATTATGAATTCCAGCATGACTAATTCTCTGGTCCTTGATCCATTTGGCGGTTCCGGCAGCACGCTCATAGCATGCGAACAGACCGGTCGTATCTGCTACACCATTGAACTGGATGAAAAGTTCTGCGATGTTATCGTCAAACGCTATATCGAACAGATCGGTTCCCATGAGAAAGTCTCCGTCATTCGCGATGGTTTAACCTATTCCTACGATGAAATTGCTCCGGAGGCTGAGGATGGCACTCTTTTGTAAGTCGGTAATGTACACAATCCATAAGGCACATATTTGTCGATGTTTTTCTCCGATATCGCTTGCTATTATGTGCCTTTAGAGTGATATATGTACTACCAAAACAAAGGAGGACACCTACATGAAGATCATCTTAAACGAAACCGAAAGAAAGCCGCTGGCAGCCCTGCTTGGCGAGTACACGAACACAAGACCTCAATACCTGAGAGCTCCTTCCTACGGCTATCAGATTGGGGATCTTCTTCTGACACGAGAAGGAAACATTGAAAGCCCGGACACTCTGAGCCAAGCTAAATTCGACGAACTGCTTGCTCTCTTGGACACAAGTGGCTACTGCCCGAAAGAAACAGACTTTCATCCGGCTCAAGAACCAGAAGCTGAAGCAACTTCTACAGAAGAAACAGGACTTACCATTACCATTCCACTTGAGAATGTCAATGTTAGGAATCTCACCAACCTTCTGGATGCCAAAGGATTCCTCATCAAGCATGCCCTGCACATTGATGATCTTCGCTTTGAACTGAGTGAAGACAATATTTCCTTCCCTTGGTTCTCAGAACTTCCTGCACCGGATGAAATCCACGCCTACAGCACACTGATTGCAGCCCTTTGTAAAATGAGCAAAGATCAGAAACGAATCAGCGCTACAGAAAAACCTGTAGACAACGAGCGCTACGCTTTCCGCTGTTTCCTTCTTCGCCTCGGCTTCATCGGGGACGAGTACAAAACGGACCGCAAAATCCTGATGAGATATCTTCCGGGTAACAACGCATTCAAAGGAGGTGAAGGTCATGCAATTTCCAAGTAAGGAACAGGTGGCCCGCCAGCGCCGCCTTTATCCAGCTGGCACTCGTATAGAGCTAGTCCAGATGGACGACGCACAGGCCCCTCCAGTGGGCACACGTGGCACCGTCATCGGTGTAGATGATACCGGAAGCATCATGGTGGATTGGGACAACGGATCTGGGCTCAACATAATCTACGGTGTAGATCGCTGCCGAAAGGTTCCAACCAACGACTAAAATGCATAGTTTTCGCCACGAATATTTGTGTACTATATGCCTCGAATTGACTTGCTATTATGTGCTTTTAGAGTGATATATAGTACTACCAAAAGAAAACACACATTTTAGGAGGAACCTACCATGAAAGAAATCAAAACATTTGAAACAGCCATTAAACAGAATGCCAAGAGCCTTGAGGAACTCGGAATAAACGCAACCTTATTCTGGGCATACAGAACCAGCAAGGAAACCGGAAACGAGCTCATCGACTTCAACGAGGTTATTTTGGATTACGACATTGTAGAAATTGCTCAGGCCTTAAGAGCCAACGGCATCACCGAATTTACCATCAGCTCCACCTTTTCAAGCCTTCTCGAAACCCTTGCAGCTTTCGAGAAACAAGGCATCAGCATGGCTGGCCTTACCACAGTTAAAGCTCGCTACACCGATTGGAAAACCGGCGAGCATGCCCTCATTCCTGCAATCCAAATGACGGTAAAGGAGGCATAAACCATGTGGAAAGAAGGAACAATCGGAATTCCAAAGAAAGACGGCGGATACAAAAGCGTAAAATACTGGGTCAAGCATTTTGATGAGCCAAACGAAGATTACGGTATCAACGGCGGTAAGATTTCAAAACTCAACTTGAAGATGGATGGTGAGTGGATTGCCAACTACGACAGAGGCTGGGATATCGAGCCCACCTGCGAAGAAGCCAATCTTGCACTTAGCATCCTGCTGAACGAATTAAACTAAACCACCTGAAAATAATATCAGGCAGGACGGTCCCAGATGGGACTGTTCCTCGTTATAGACGTCGCCACCTGGCGGCTATTTTTATTTCTGCGAAAGGAGGCGCATACATTTGCGTAAACTTGAAAACTACACACCGACACGCTTTATGGCTGCGGACTCCACTTACAATAAACAGATGGCGGATTACGCAGTCAATTTTATTGAATGTCTCTGCCACACCAAAGGCACATGGGCCGGTAAGCCATTTGAGCTCATCGACTGGCAGGAACAGATTATAAGGGATATCTTTGGCACTTTGAAACCGAATGGCTATCGACAGTTTAACACTGCTTATGTGGAAATTCCTAAGAAAATGGGCAAGTCAGAGCTTGCTGCTGCCGTCGCCCTGCTCCTTACCTGCGGTGATGGCGAAGAACGTGCTGAGGTGTATGGCTGTGCAGCTGACCGCCAGCAGGCAACCATTGTATTTGATGTGGCTGCCGATATGGTACGTATGTGTCCTGCACTGAATCGGCGAGTAAAAATTCTTGCTTCCCAGAAACGTATCGTTTACCAACCGACTAACAGCTTCTATCAGGTATTGTCCGCCGAGGCTTACTCAAAGCATGGTTTCAACATTCATGGCGTTGTATTCGATGAGCTACATACTCAGCCCAACCGAAAGCTCTTTGATGTTATGACTAAGGGCTCCGGAGACGCCAGGATGCAGCCGCTTTACTTCCTTATCACAACCGCCGGAACAGATACCAACAGCATCTGCTATGAAACACATCAGAAGGCCAAGGACATCTTGGAAGGCAGAAAGATAGATCCAACTTTCTATCCTGTCATCTATGGTGCCGATGAAGCCGATGACTGGACAGATCCGGAGGTTTGGAAGAAAGCAAATCCTTCTCTTGGTATCACAGTCGGCATTGATAAAGTTGAAGCTGCCTGTGAATCTGCAAAGCAGAATCCCGGCGAGGAGAATTCCTTCAGACAGCTAAGACTTAACCAGTGGGTCAAGCAGGCAGTTCGTTGGATGCCAATGGAAAAATGGGATGCCTGCTCGTTCAAGGTTGATGAAGAATCCTTAGAGGGTCGCGTCTGTTACGGTGGTCTGGATCTTTCCTCCACCACAGATATTACAGCATTCGTGCTGGTATTTCCTCCGCTGGATGAGGATGACAAGTTCTGCATCCTTCCGTACTTCTGGATACCGGAAGATACGCTGGACCTTCGAGTTAGGCGAGACCATGTTCCTTACGACGTCTAGGAACGTCAAGGCTTTCTGGAGACAACCGAAGGAAATGTTGTTCATTACGGCTACATCGAGAAATTCATCGAGCGCCTTGGAGAGCGCTTCAATATTCGTGAGATTGCCTTTGACCGCTGGGGAGCTGTTCAGATGGTTCAGAACCTTGAAAGCATGGGCTTTACTGTTGTTCCGTTCGGTCAAGGATTTAAGGATATGTCTCCACCGACAAAAGAACTCATGAAGCTGACGCTGGAGCAAAAGCTAGCCCACAGTGGTCATCCGGTGCTTCGATGGATGATGGATAACATTTATATCCGCACTGATCCGGCAGGAAATATAAAGGCAGACAAAGAAAAATCCACAGAGAAAATCGACGGAGCTGTTGCCACCATCATGGGGCTTGACCGTGCGATCCGCTGTGGAAACAATACCGGTGCTTCTGTCTACGATGACAGAGGAATTTTGTTCATATAAAAATGGAGCTCTTGTTTTTACTCAAAAGCTCCATTACTGTTTATTTATTTGAATTTATGGTTCCTTCAATATCACGGCCACCGTAGAATATTCGAGCTACTGTAACTGCCCTTTCCTCGTCATCAACAAGGTAGTACACAATAAAGTTGTCTACAGGAAGCTGATGCATTTTCATCGAATGCCAAGGCTCCCAGTCAACTAACGCATAACGAGCTGGCATGAAATCCAATGAACGAACCTCTTTTCGGATGCGGCCCAGCTGAGCGCTAGCAGTCTCCGGAACAAGGAGTTCATTCGCAATGTACGAATAGATCTCACGTAAGTCGTCAAGCGCATCTACAGAATAGCCGACTTTATAGCTATCTGTCATATACCAAACTCCTTTGCAAGTGCCGCATCGACTTCATCTGCAGAATATACCTTTCCTGCTTTGATGGAATCAACACCCTTCTGGAGTTCTGCATCAAGCTGTTCTCTGGTCATTGCACCAACAGCTAATGGCTTAGAAGAAGGAAGTTTCAGTTCAAATGGCATACCCTTCTTCAGTACAATCTGGCTATAAAGCATCTGAATTGCACTGGATGGAGAAATGCCAAGCTGAGAAAGAATGCTCTCAGCATTATCCTTGAGATTGGTATCTATTCTTGCATAAACAGCAGATGTATTTGCCATAATATCGCCTCCTTTTCTTTATTATATTCGCTTTTGCTTGCGATTGCAAGCATTTGCATAGATTATTTTATGACAAAACTTTGAATTTTATACGCCCTTTGCGGCAGAAAGGAATATTTATGGGATTCTTATCAGGACTGTTTCACTCAAGAGACAAGCCCACCAACAGCACCAATGGCAGTGCCTATCGCTTTCTCTTTGGTGGAAGCAACTCCGGCAAAGCCGTCAATGAACGAAGCGCCATGCAGATGACTGCAGTCTATGCCTGCGTCAGGATTCTTTCCGAGTCCATCGCTGGGCTTCCGGTCCATGTCTATAAATACACGGACTCTGGTAGCAAAGAAAAAGCGATCAAGCATCCATTATATCGATTAATACACGATGAGCCAAATCCAGAAATGACATCCTTTGTCTTCCGGGAAACTTTGATGACGCATCTGCTTCTTTATGGAAATGCCTATGCGCAAATTATCCGAAATGGCAAAGGCGAAGTCATCGCACTCTATCCGCTAATGGCCAATCGAATGAGTGTGGATCGTGACGATAACGGGCACCTCTACTACCAATATCAAATGCAAGATTCCGATGCACCAACTATGAAAAACGGAACAGTGATCCTAAAGCCATCGGATGTACTCCACATTCCAGGCCTTGGCTTTGACGGTCTGGTCGGTTACTCTCCTATTGCTATGGCTAAAAACGCTATCGGTCTTGCAATTGCGACCGAGGAATATGGTGCTAAGTTCTTTGCAAATGGTGCTACTCCAGGAGGCATACTGGAATATCCCGGCACCGTAAAAAATCCTGAAGCTGTCAGAGAAAGCTGGACCAAAGGCTTCTCTGGAAACAACTCTCATAAGGTAGCTGTTTTGGAAGAAGGCATGAAATACACGCCTATCTCCATCTCACCGAATGAAGCACAATTTCTGGAAACAAGAAAATTTCAGATTGATGAAATAGCTCGAATCTTTAGAGTGCCGCCTCACATGGTCGGTGATCTGGAAAAGTCGAGCTTTTCTAATATTGAGCAGCAATCTCTCGAATTTGTGAAATACACCTTAGAGCCTTGGATTGTCCGTTGGGAACAGTCCATTAACCGAGCCCTTCTATCTGATTCTGAGAAAGCTGCTTATTTTGTAAAGTTCAATGTCGACGGTCTCTTGCGTGGTGATTATCAAAGCCGAATGAACGGTTATGCCACTGCAAGACAGAATGGCTGGATGTCTGCAAACGATATCCGTGAACTTGAAAACCTGGACCTCATCCCACCGGAACTTGGTGGTGACTTATATCTCATCAACGGAAACATGACCAAGCTGGAGGATGCAGGAATATTCGCAGCGACCACTGCTGCCGGAAAGGAGGACGAGAACAATGAAGAAATTCTGGAAGTGGAAGAATCAGACGGTGATCAATCAGGAGACGCAGGAACAGACACTGGAGAGGACACTGTTTCTAAACGGCACCATCGCAGAGGAAAGCTGGTTTGATGACGATATCACGCCTAAGCTCTTTCGAGATGAGCTGTTTGCTGGAAACGGAGACATCACCATTTGGATTAACTCTCCGGGAGGCGACTGCGTGGCCGCAGCTCAGATTTACAACATGATGATAGAGTATCCCAGCAATGTAACCGTAAAGATTGATGGCATCGCAGCCTCCGCTGCATCTGTCATCGCTATGGCTGGCACAAAGGTACTGGTATCACCAGTTTCCATGCTTATGATTCATAATCCGATGACTGCAGCTATGGGAGATACATCTGAAATGCAAAAGGCTATCGCCATGTTGGATGAAGTCAAGGAATCCATCATCAACGCCTATGAAATCAAAACGGGCATGAGCCGTGCTAAGCTCTCTCATCTCATGGATGCAGAAACCTGGATGGATGCACACACAGCTATCGATATGGGTTTTGCCGACGGAATCCTGGCAAGGCCTGCAGAAACACCTGTAGAAAATAATGCGACTGGCCCGATGCTCTTCTCTCGTGCAGCGGTGACCAATTCTCTTATGGATAAACTGGCTGCAAAGTGCCGCATTAAGAAGCCTGAAACACCGGAACGCTCTGTAGATTCTCTCATGGAGCGTCTTGACCTAATCAAACAATACATTTAATGGAGGTATTCAACTATGACTATTTTAGAACTGCGTGAAAAACGCAATACCGCGTGGAATGCTGCCAAGGCATTTCTCGATTCTCACCGTACCGAGAAAGGTACTCTTACTGCCGAGGACGATGCTACTTATTCCAGAATGGAACAGGAAATCGCCGATCTTGGTAAGGAAATTGCTCGTCTTGAAAGACAAGAAGCATTGGAGGCCGAGCTTAATAAGCCGGTAAATAAGCCTCTCACTTCTAAGCCGGGGAATTCTGCCACCGATAAACCTGCAAAAACTGGTCGTGCTTCTGATGAATACAAGAATGGTATGCTTCAGGCACTCCGCACCAACTTTCGTCAGGTATCCAATATTCTGCAAAAAGGTGTGGACGCTGATGGTGGCTACCTTGTGCCGGAGGAATATGACAGTCGTTTGATTGATGTTCTTACCGAAGAAAACATCATGAGAAGTCTTGGACACACTATCACGACTTCCGGTGAGCATAAGATTAACATCGCTGCTACGAAACCTGCGGCTGCATGGATTGAGGAAGGTGGCGCACTTCAGTTTTCTGATGCGACCTTCAGTCAGATCCTTTTGGATGCGCACAAACTCCATGTAGCTATCAAGGTCACCGAAGAACTTCTCTATGATAATGCCTTCGGTCTTGAAAATTACATCATCGATCAGTTTGGTAAGGCTTTAGCAAATGCCGAGGAGGATGCATTCCTCAACGGTGACGGTTCCGGCAAACCGACCGGCCTTTTCGCTGCGACCGGCGGCGGCACGGTAGCAGGTACGCTTTCTGCTGCGATCAAGTCTGATGATATGCTTGACCTGGTATACGCTCTTAAGCGTCCGTATCGCAAGAATGCAAGTTTCATCATGAATGATAAGACGTTGGCACAGCTCCGCAAGCTGAAGGACAACAATGGTGCATACATCTGGCAGCCTTCCTATCAGTCCGGTGAACCGGATAAGGTACTTGGCTATGCCGTTCATACCTCTGCGTATGCACCGGAGAATGCTATCGCTTTCGGTGATTACAGCTATTACAACATTGGTGATCGTGGTACTCGTTCCTTCAAGCAACTCACTGAGCTTTTTGCAGGCAACGGTATGATTGGCTATGTAGCAAAGGAACGTGTCGATGGCAAGCTGATTCTTCCGGAAGCAGTACAGATTTTGAAACTCAGTGGTTCTTCTAAGGGCTAAACATGAAAGGTAGCGTCTTCTCTTATGAGACGCTGCCTTCCTTTTATGATTGGAGGTGATAAACGATGATTGTCACTTTAGAAGAAATGAAGCAGTATCTCCGAGTGGATTTTGATGATGACGATTTTCTCATCGAGACGCTCATCACATCAGCTACACGCCTCTGCATGGATATTACAAGACAGGATCAGGATGCCTTTGAAGAAAGTGAGAATGCAAAGCCTGCTGTCTATTATGCGGTAGCCTACCTCTACGAACATCGTGAGGAAGCTGACCATCATGCTCTGACACTGACTTTGCGCTCTCTTCTCTTCGGTTCCAGAAAGGAGGCTTTCTGATGAATATTGAGCTGCTAAATGTTCGCATCTACATTCAGAAGAATGAAGTTATCTCAGATTCAATTGGAAATCGAAAGAACACTTGGAAAGATTATTACACCTGCTATGCCACCGTTAGTGCGGAAGCCGGAAAAGAATCCACCGATGCCGGTCTTGTCGTGGATGATTCCAAGATTGATTTTACGATCCGTTACTGTAAGAAAGCTGCTGCTCTTACCTCTACTGGATATCGGGTACAGTTTGGAAGTGAACTATACGATATTTTAGCAGTAGACCATATGAATTTTAAGCGAAAATGTATCAAACTCTCCTGTCAGAAAGTGAGGCGGTGACATGGCCCAGAAAGTAAAAATTGACGGTCTTGCCGAAGCTGTTATGAAGGAACTGACCGAATATGCTGACCTTGCGACGGTAGATATGAAAGCTGCTGTCAAAAAAGCCGGTAACACTGTAAAGAAGCAGATACAAAGTACTGCTCCAAAAGATACTGGTGCCTACAGCAAGAGCTGGTCTGTGAAGAACACAAAGGAAACCTCCAAATCACTGGAGGTCACTGTGTATTCCAGAAATCGCTATCAGTTAGCTCACCTCCTGGAATTTGGTCATGCCAAGCGTGGCGGTGGCCGTGTGGCCGGTTGTTCCCACATCGTTCCTGCAGAAGAAGCCGGTATCAAAGAACTGGAATCTGAGATTGAGAGGTGTCTGAAAAATGGATAGATTACTGCAAATCCTATCGGAGATGGCCCTCCCCTTTGCCTATGACCACTTTTCTGAAGGAGAATTGCCAAATCCACCATTCATCTGCTACCTACTTCCGGGAAGCGATAACTTCTCCGCAGATGGCCGTGTCTATTACAAAATCAACGAGGTTCGTATTGAACTCTACTGTGATAGCAAGGACCCGGCATTGGAAGCAACACTGGAAGCTGTGCTTGATGAGCACGGCATTTTTTATAACAAAACAGAGGTCTGGATTGAGAGCGAGAAGCTCTATGAAGTCCTCTACACATTTGAAATGGAGGTTTAATCAACATGGGCAATAAAGTCAAATATAACCTGAAAAATGTTCATGCCGCCAAGCTCACTCGTAGCGAGGACGGCTCCTTTACCTACGCTAAGCCGAAGGCTATTCCCGGTGCAGTCAGCATCAGCTTGGACGCCGAGGGTGACAGCTCTCCGTTCTATGCCGATGGCATCGTATATTTCCGTTCCACTGCCAACAACGGTTACAGTGGTGATTTAGAAATCGCACTCATTCCGGAATGGTTCCGTACAGAAATTCTGAAAGAAGAGCTTGATAACAACGGCGTGCTTATTGAAAATGCAACCATCACCGAACTTGAGAAGTTCGCATTGCTCTTTGAGTTTGACGGTGATGTCAGAAGCATTCGCCATGTGCTTTACAACTGCACTTCTTCTCGTCCGTCCATTGAATCTGAGACTAAAGAGGATACCATCGAACCGGGTAAAGAAAAGCTCACGCTTACTGCTGATCCTAGAGAGGATGGTCTCGTCAAGAGCCGCACCGGTGATGCGACAGATGCAGAAATTTATAAAAACTGGTACCAGCAGGTTTATGTGCCGGTACCTAAGACAGAAGGATAAGGAGGACGTAAGACATGTTAGAGAAAGCAATTACAATCAGTGATAAGCAGGTCAAATTCCGTTCCTCCGCTACTATTCCCAGACTCTACCGTGCAAAATTCAAGCGTGATATCTTCAAAGACCTCTCACGCCTTGAATCATCCTATAAGGGTAATTCTGATGATGGTTCATCCTTTGAGATCGAAGACTTAGAGATTTTCGAGAACGTGGCCTATATCATGGCCTACCATGCTGACCACAGTATTCCGGCAACCATTGAAGAGTGGCTGGATGAATTTGAGATGTTCTCCATCTATGAGGTACTTCCTGAAATTCTCGAACTCTGGGGTATGAATCTTCAGACCGAAATTGAATCTAAAAAAAACTTCATCGCAGTAGCCGGGAAATGACCACACCGTTGTTTCTCCTGCGTTGTATTGAAATCGGTATCTCTATCAGAGACCTTGACCTTTTAACCATTGGAATGGTGATGGACATTTGGACAGAAAAAGCAAATGACGATGTGAAATACCAGCAAATCGCAACACAGGAGGACTTTGACAAATTCTAAGGAGGTGACGTACAAGTGGCAAATCGAATCAAAGGTATTACCGTTGAAATCGGTGGTGATACGACTGGCCTAGATAAAGCCTTAAAGTCGGTCAATACTTCAATCCGCTCTACCCAGTCTGCCCTGAAGGACGTCAACCGCCTCTTGAAGCTGGACCCTTCCAATACGGAATTACTCTCTCAAAAGCAAAAACTCTTGAAAGATGCCATCGCAGCCACAAAGGAAAAGCTGGATTCACTCAAGGTAGCACAGGAGCAGGCCAAGCAACAGTTGGAAAATGGAGAACTCGGTCAGGACAAATATGACGCTCTTCAGCGTGAGATCGTAGAGACCGAGGAAGAATTACGACGCCTGCAGCAAGAAGCTGCCACTACAAACACTGCGCTTTCTAAAATAGATGTGGCTGGTCAAAAGATGGAGACCATCGGTAATTCCATCGCTGGTGCCGGTAAAAAGATGATGGGCGTGACCACCGTAATCGGTGGTGTCGGTGTCGCCGCAGTAAAAACAGCAGCTGACTTTGACTCTGCAATGAGTCAGGTAGCTGCTGTTTCTGGTGCTACAGGTAAGGACTTTGATACTCTCAGAAATAAAGCCCGTGAAATGGGTGCTAAAACTAAGTTCTCCGCAACAGAAGCCGCAGAAGCTATGAACTACATGGCGATGGCCGGTTGGAAAACGGAAGATATGCTGGATGGTATCGAGGGTGTCATGAACCTTGCTGCTGCCTCTGGTGAGGACTTAGCAACAACTTCTGACATCGTAACCGATGCCTTGACTGCCTTCGGACTCTCTGCAAAGGACTCCGGTCATTTTGCAGACATCCTTGCTGCAGCATCCTCCAATGCAAATACGAATGTATCCATGATGGGTGAAACCTTCAAGTACTGTGCTCCTATCGCTGGTGCACTTGGTTTCTCCGCTGAGGATACTGCGGAAGCAATCGGCCTCATGGCCAATGCCGGTATCAAGTCTTCTCAGGCTGGTACCGCCCTTCGTACTATTATGAACAACCTTGCTGGTGATGTAAAAATCAGTGGTAAGGCCATCGGAGATGTCACTATCGCCACTACCAACGCAGATGGTTCCATGCGTGACCTTTCTGACATTTTAGCAGACTGTCGTTCCGCTTTCGGAAACTTGACAGAATCCGAAAAAGCACAAGCTGCTGAATCTCTCGTCGGCAAAAATGCCATGTCCGGCTTCCTGGCTTTGATGAATGCTGGTCAAGGAGATATTGATAAGCTCTCCTCTGCAATTGATAACTGTGACGGATCATCTGAAAAAATGGCTATGACTATGCAGAATAATCTTGCTGGTCAGCTTACTATCTTAAAGTCTCAGCTTCAAGAGCTTGCCATTTCTTTTGGTGATATCCTGATGCCCGCTATCCGCTCCATCGTATCGAATTTGCAAGGTTTCGTAGATAAACTTAACGGAATGGATGAAGGCACCAAGAGAACCATTGTTACCATTGCTCTTTTGGTCGCCTCAATCGGTCCATTGCTTGTCATCATCGGAACAGCCATCTCGAAAATTGGTGTGGCTATGCAGGGCTTTGTGAAGCTGGCAAATGGTATTAGTAAATTGAAGATCGCCATTCAAGGTGGAACCGGCGTTCTTGGAAAACTCGGTGCTGCACTTGGTGGCATCTCTGCGCCCGTGTTGGCTGTTGTTGCTGTTATTGCCGTTTTGGTAGCTGCCTTTGTTCACCTTTGGAAAACCAATGAAGGCTTCCGGGATGCAATTACCGGGACTTGGAACCGTATCAAAGATACTATCTCCGGTTTTTGTCAGGGTATTGTTGACAGGCTGAATGCTCTGGGATTTCAGTTCACTGATATCGTGGATGTTCTAAAGACTGTGAGGGATGGTTTTTGTCAGGTTCTCGCTCCAATCTTTGAAGGAGTATTTAACAACATTGCAAATATTCTCTCCACAGTAACTGGTGTAATCACCGGAATTCTGGATGTCTTTATCGGCATCTTTACCGGGAACTGGTCACAGGCATGGAATGGTGTAAAGGATATATTTTCTTCCATTTGGAACGGAATCAGTAGCTTCTTTACCAACATTCTCAATGTTATCAAGGGCGTTGCAGATGTCGTCCTTGGATGGTTTGGCACCAGCTGGAATGAAGTCTGGACGAATATCAAGACCTTCTTTGAAGGAATCTGGAATGGTATTGCTACGTTCTTTACCACCATATGGGAGACACTGAAAAATGTCGTAACCGTCGGTATCATGGCGATAGGTTCCATTTTAAGTGCTGCTTTTGATATTATTACACTTCCATTTCGCTTTATCTGGGAGAACTGTAAAGGAATTATTATCTCAGTCTGGGATGCTATTAAATCCAAGGTGACGGCCGTCATTCATGCAATGGCATCTGTGATCAGCACTGTGATGAACGCCATCAAGACGGTATTTTCTACCGTGTGGAATGCGATAAAGACAGTGGTGACCACAGTAGTAAATGCCATCAAATCCATCGTGACGACTGTGTTCAATTCTATCAAAAACACAGCAACCACCGTATGGAATGCAATAAAAATCGCTGTTACAACTCCGGTTAACGCCATCAAAAGCACTGTCACAACAGTATTTAATTCTGTAAAAAGTACAGTTAGTAGCATCTTTAATGGAATCAAATCCACTGCTACTTCCGTGTGGAACGGCATAAAATCCGCCATCACTACTCCTATCGAAGTAGCTAAAAACAAAGTCAAAAGTGTGGTTGATGCTATCAAGGGATTTTTCTCCGGCATGAAGATTTCTCTTCCGCACATCAAGCTGCCACATTTCAAAGTGACTGGCAAACTGTCCATCGCTCCACCTTCTGTACCACATCTTTCTATTGATTGGTACAAGGAAGGTGGCATCATGACCAGTCCTACCATCTTTGGGATGAATGGATCTTCCTTGATGGCTGGCGGTGAAGCCGGTGCAGAAGCTATCCTGCCTCTCGCCGGTTTCTACAAACAGCTGGAAGCGATGATTTCCAGTCATCTCAATACCAGTGCAATGGAAAAATATCTGGCGGTCATTGCTGATAATTCCAGTAAGGGCATCTACCTTGAGGACGGTACACTTGTTGGCCATCTGCTCCCGGCAATCGACGGTGAACTCGGCAAATCAGAAAAATTACAAAGGAGGCTCAGTCTATGACACCTGATATTAAATTAAACGGAACATCAGTCGCTTCTATGGGCTGGCTCCGAGAAACTGTCTCTTTTCCAGTGCCGCAGTCGCAATCCAATACGATTGTGGTGCCAGGAAGGAGTTCTCCCATTCGTTATACAGAAGCTCTGGGGCGTGTATCTTATCAGCCTCGGAGCTTTTCTTTAACGTTTTCCATGCTTGGAACAAGAAAGCGATACGATCAGATGGTCGCTGAAATGGCAAACCGCTATGCTGGTCAGCTCATAAAAGTTTCGACCAGCGAGGAGCCAGAGCTATATGCTATTGGTACTTTAGAGATTTCATCTAAATATGATCCACTCTTAGGTAAAGGCCAGCTCGTGATTTCCTGTGAAGATGCAGATTCCTATCGTTACCACAATGAAGATACAATCGTTAATCTGACTGGCTCCGGTAAGCTCATTATCGAAAATGACTTTATGCCTGTTGTTCCTGTTATTACAACCTCAACAGAAACAGCTCTCAGCTGGACAATCGGCAGTGATTCTTTCAGGAAATCACTTAGCGCAGGCACTTGGACGCTTCCTGAATTTGAACTGCAAGCTGGTAGAAATACAGTCACAATTCAAGGGACCGGCACAACGATCTTTCGATTTAGGGAGGGCCGCCTATGAGTATCTTTCGTATTTTCGTAGACGGTCAGCTATTCTATCATCCACAGTTATCCCAGCTTGCTATTACAGAAGCAAAGATGGCCGAAGATGCCGAAAACATCGACAGCCTGACACTGTCCGCTCCATTTAATCATCCGTATTTGGATTCCATCCGCCCGATGGCTTCCACTATTGTTTGCAAAAAAGGCGATGCAACAGTCTTTGAAGGTCGTGCCTTAAACGACGGTAGTGATTTTTATAATACCCACACTTGGACCTGCGAATCGGCTCTGGCATATCTCAAGGATAGCCAGCAGCCGCCTTTCTCCTATAAAGGAACACTCAAAGGTCTTTTGGAATATTTTCTCTCTGTCCACAATAAGGCAGTCGAAGAAAAGAAGCGTTTTAAGCTGGGAAATATCACAGTAACAGATAACAATGACTATATCAGCTATAGCAACTCAGAGTATTCCTGCACTTTGGATGCTATCAAAAGTAAGCTGATCAATACACATGGTGGTTATTTGATGGTCCGCTATACAGAATCCGAAAAAATTCTGGACTACCTTGCAGAGTTCAATACTCGTTCTGTGCAGTCTGTGGAATACGGAAAGAACCTAACGGATGTCAAAATCACCCGTGATCATACCGAACGCATCACTGCTCTGATTCCACTTGGAGCAAAGAAAAAAACAACTGATGAAGAAGGAAACGAAGTCGAGTCCGATGAACGTGTTGATATCACTTCTGTAAACGACGGGCTAAATTATATCTATGACGATGCTGCTGTAAAAGAAATTGGCTGGATCTGGGCCACAGAAGTCTGGGATGATGTCACGCTTCCGGGAAATCTACTCCGCAAAGCAAAGGCTCGTCTTGCAGAGCTTATTGCCGGTATCACCAACATGGAACTGACCATCGTGGATGAATCAGACACCGGTGCTGATATCGGAAGTATTCATGCCAGACAGTTTGTGAACTGCTTATCTCCGCCTCATGGCATTGATGGACGCTACGCCTGCATGAGCAAGACCGTAGATTACTTGAATCCGTCTGGGAACACCATAACCATTGGAGCCAGTGGTATCAAGCTGACTTCCATATCAGCCAAACAGAATGAAAACCTCTCTGCTATCGAGGATGAGCTACTCGGACAGACTGCCACCATTGAAGGTATCTCTGGCAAGGTCGATGGCATTGCATCCTCCAAAATGTATCGCACAGAGCTCATTGTTGATGGTGTCAGTATTTTTAAGGACAAAGGCCAGAACAGTCGGCTTTTCTGCAAGGTCTATTCATGGGATAAAGACATTACGGCATCGCTTCCGGATACAGCTTTCGTCTGGCATAGAAAGTCTGGAAATGACGAAGCCGATGCCATATGGGATTCGAATCATATCGGAATAAAATCAATCATCGTAACCACAGAGGATGTGCAAGACAACGCATCCTTCTACTGTGAAGTATCTATATAAAGGAGGGCCAGTAAATGCCTACAATCTTAACTTCCAGCCAGCAGACGTTCGTGGATATTACAGACCAGCGAAAGCTGTCGGCTTATATTACATCCAATCTACCTAAGACGCAGAGTGAGGACCCAAATGTGCTACCTCACACCTATGCACCAAGCTGGGCCAGCACCAATCTTACACTGACACCAGTCGTATTCCTTGATCAGACGAACGTAGCTCTGAACGCCTCCGGTTTGACCATCACTTGGAAACGCAAAGACGGTAGCGGCGCTGAAACCGCACTAAATTCGAATGAGAAAGTTACCGGAGGAATTCTGAAAGTCAACAGCAATGTGCTGGCTTCCTCGTCCACCGGTATGATTACTTACATTTGTTATATCAGCTACTACGATTCTGAGACCAAGAACACTGTTAATATTACCTCTGATATCACTTACACCCTGGTACGAAATGCAGAGAATGCAAAACTCGCTTATGTGACTGCTGACACCTATGTGTTCAAGTACAACACTTCCTCTGCATTGGTCGGAGCATCACAGGCAACGCTGAGTGCTCAGGTACAGGGTGTTTCCATTTCCAAGTGGCAGTACAAAAACAGCTCTGGCGCATGGGCCGATTATCCGACCACTTCTGACAATACCAGCATCACCGGTGGAACTCTCGTAGTAAAACCTGCACATGCTGTATTCATCGATAACGTCGCTCAAATCAAGCTACTTACAGATGACGCAGATGTCTATGACACCATTTCAATTACCAAGATGTATGACGGTAGCAAGGGATCTCCTGGTTCTCCGGGTGCAGCCGGAACAGGTGGTCTTTCGATTATTCTGGGGAATGAAGCACAAACAATTGCTTGCTCTGCTACCGGTGCAGCAACTGCTGCACTGGATATCACGATTCCTTTCACTGGCTATGTTGGCATCACACAGACAGCCTGCACCTGTTCAGTTGGAACATTGCCTTCTGGTATGACACTGAAAACTAACACTGCGGCAACTGCATCTGCTGCTGGTTCCGTCGTCCTTACAGTTGCTGCATCTGCTACCCTTGGCGGAGAAAGCGTGGTTAATGGAACGGTTGATTTGACCTTTACCATTTCCGGTAAAACTATTGTGAAGAAATTTACATGGGCTAAGTCCACCAGAGGAAGTAATGGCACCAGCGCTGTTGTATTCTCTGTTTATGCTCCAAACGGCACAATTGTGATGAATCAGTCCGGCAGCTTATCCCTTGCCACCTCTGCTTATTCTGGTACGACTGCCATCACAAATGCCACCTATCAGTGGGCAAAATATACTGCTGGAAAATGGACGAATATTTCCGGTGCAACATCTTCTACTTTGACGGTATCCGGAAGCGACATCGTAAATATTCAGTCTTATCGATGCACGATGACCTACAATGGTAAATCTTATGTAGATGTTATCACTGTCGAAGATAAATCAGATCCGTACGTATCTGAACTTCTTTCTATTGGCGGTTTCACAGTAAAGAATAATCAGGGCGGTGTCTGCCCATATGTTATCGTCCGTACCAACCAGCAGGAAGTGGATGCGCTTCTCGGTCCAATCAGTGAGACAGCGCCTTCTAATCCAGCTGCTGGAGCCTTTTGGTATAAAATCAGTCACTCAGCTAAAACGGTTACTCTCCAGAAATATTCCGGTAGTGCCTGGGTGGATGCCACCGAAAAACAGTCACTGACTTATAACTGGTATGCTCAGGACAAAGGCGGCAATGCAGTCACCTTTAGCAAAACTGGAAAGGTCATTTATCTGTCTGCTGCCGATATCGATAGCTTACTTACACTGCAGTGTGATGTTTCCAACTAGGAGGTGAGCCTATGGCACTTATCACTTCCTGTCAAGTCTCTTTTCAGAATGTTGCCGGATATGAGGAGGATATTGCTTCTCTTCAGGAAAATGTGCGTGAGTGCTATTCGGAGATTTCAAAATCCTCAGAGCAGATCCGACTCTCTGTCCGTGAAGAATACATCTCACGCTCTGAAATGGCCACGATCCAGCAGGATTTTCAATCTACGATTACGCAAAACAGTAGTGAGATCCGCATGGATTTCTCTGCTGTCACAGATGAGCTGAAGGACAATATCGCAACTAACCAGGAGCTCCTTGAAGAATATATTCGCTTCAAAGGAGCTCTTATTGAGCTTGGCAAAGTAGGAAATGCCTTCACCGCTGAGCTTTCCAACAATGAACTGGCCTTCAAAGAAAACGGTCAGAAAATTGCCTATATCTCCAACAACAGCTTGGTTATCACCAATGCAGAGATTCGCAACAAGCTATCCCTTGGTAATGAGACCAGAGGATGGTTTGACTTTATTCCAAGAAACAACGGTAACCTCTCTATCAAGTGGAGAGGCCCGGCATCATAAAGGAGTGATTCATTATGGCTTCCAGCGGAAGTATTACAACTGGCACAAAAGAAGGCCGTTCTGTCACCTTATCATGGACGCTATCCAGCCAGGATATTGCCAATAATACATCTACCATTGCATGGACGCTGAAAGGCTCAGGCTCAGGAAGTGGCTGGGTCATGTCTGGTGGTTTTAAGGCTGTTATTAACGGTACAACCGTCTACTCCACCTCAACCGATAATCGTATTCAACTCTATAACGAAACCATTGTGGCCTCCGGCTCCTTAAAGATCAGCCATAGCGCTGATGGTACAAAATCTTTCAAATTAAGCTGTGAGGCCGGTGTCTATAGCTATGCAGTCAACGTATCCGCAAGTGGAACTCATACTCTAAACACGATTCCAAGAGCATCATCGGTATCGGCAACATCAGTGAATATGGGAAGTGCCACAACAATTTCTATTTCAAGGGCATCTTCCTCATTCACCCATACGCTGACCTATTCCTTTGGTAGTGCTACTGGAACCATCACAACAAAGACTACTTCCACATCTATATCGTGGACACCTGCTCTCGCATTGGCAAACCAAATACCGAGTACCACAAGTGGAACCTGTACAATTACCTGCGACACCTACAATGGCTCCACCAAGATTGGTACGAAAACCTGCACGCTGACTCTAACAGTTCCTGCTTCAGTCAAGCCTACTATTTCCAGTCTGACAGCAAGCCGTGTTGATGGTAATATTCCAAGCACCTGGGGCATCTATGTACAGTCAAAGTCAAAGGCTACGCTTACAATCAATGGTGCTGCTGGAAGCTATGGTTCTACCATAAAATCCTACAGCATCAGCGGTGGTGGATACTCTGGCACATCTTCTACTCTCACTACCGGATTTTTGAACAGCTCTGGCACGATTACTTTTACTGCCACAGTGACTGATTCCAGAGGAAGAACCTCTGCTGCAACTACCGTGTCAATTACTGTCATCGCCTACAGTGTACCTTCCTTTAGCTCTTACAACTCGCAACGATGCAACAGCAGTGGAACTATATCTGACGATGGCACCTACATCAAGGCAACGGTATCCTATAGCTTTGCATCCTGCAGCTCCAAGAATACAGTTACTCGCTCCACTTACTACCGCGTAGCCGGGACAAGCACATGGACCAACGCTTCTGCCAGCTTCAATTCCGGTACAGCATTTACCTTTGGCAGCGGTAAGATTTCCACCGAAACATCCTATGAAGTCAAATACGAATTAACAGATGCTTTCACGACTATCAGCATCACGGACATCGTATCTACAGCATCGGTTGTCATGGATTTCAAGAGTGGCGGTAAGGGCGTGGCTGTTGGTAAGGTATCAGAAACAGATAACTGCTTTGAAGTATCTGAAAAATGGGATGTAAAGGTCTACGGCAAGCTATTAAGTGAATATGTCAAACAGGCAATCGGTGCTATCTATCCAGTAGGAAGCATTTACATGAGCGTCAAGAACACAAATCCATCCACCTATTTTGGAGGCACTTGGGTTGCCTGGGGAACAGGTCGAGTTCCGGTTGGTGTCAACGCAAATGATACCAATTTTGCTACAGTCGAAAAGACCGGTGGTGCTTCTACCGTTACATTGACCGCAGCACAAATGCCTTCTCATACTCATGCAAAAGGAACGCTGGCAACAGCCAGTGCCGGTGGACATACTCATGATCTGAAGAACCAGAAAACCTCATGGGGAACCAGTGGTGGCAATCGAGTTTTAATCGATGCCACATCCGGTTATACAGCAGTCAGCAATAAGACCACAACAAGTGCTGGCTCACATTCACATACAATCTCTGGTGCTACTGCCGCATCTGGTTCCGGCAGTGCCCACAACAATCTGCAGCCCTATATCACATGTTACATGTGGAAAAGGACTGCTTAATTTTTATCCGCAGCTATCAGATGGTAGCTGCTTTTCTTATATCTAATTTCAGAAATGGAGGTACTTATCAATGAAAGAATTCTGGAACACAATTCAACTTATCTTTGCTGGCATTGGTGGCTGGCTGGGTTATTTTCTCGGAGGCTGTGATGGATTACTCTACGCTCTTATTGCCTTTGTTGTTATCGACTACATCACCGGCGTTATGTGTGCAATTGCCAATCACACGCTTTCCAGTGAAGTTGGCTTCAAAGGTATCTGTAGAAAGGTATTGATTTTCTTGCTCGTTGGCATTGCCAATATCCTCGACATTCATGTCATCGGCTCTGGCAGTGTGCTTCGTACTGCAGTCATCTTTTTCTACATTTCCAACGAAGGCGTCAGCTTACTTGAAAATGCTGCCCACCTCGGACTTCCAGTCCCAGAAAAAATCAAAACCGTATTAGAACAGCTTCATGATCGAAGCACAAAGGAGGAAAACTAACATGGCATACACAAACAGTAAACTGATATCTTATACCAAACTTAGTCCGAATCACTCCGGACAGCGTACACACAGCATCGACCGCATCACGCCACACTGCGTGGTGGGTCAGTTGTCAGCTGAGAGCATCTGCGGATGCTTTACCAGTCCTTCCAGACAGGCAAGCTGCAATTATGGCATTGGCAAGGACGGTCGCATCTCTCTTTGCGTGGAGGAAAAGAACCGCAGTTGGTGTTCTTCTTCCAACGCCAATGATCAGCGTGCTGTTACCATCGAGTGCGCCAGCGATATGTCTGAGCCGTATGCAATGAATAGTGCCGTTTATAACTCGCTGATCAAACTCTGCGTTGACATTTGCAGACGTAACGGAAAAAAGAAACTTTTGTGGCTTGCCGACAAGAATAAGACTTTAAATTATGCTCCGAAGTCTGATGAAATGGTGCTGACGGTCCACAGATGGTTTGCGAACAAGTCCTGTCCCGGTAACTGGCTATATTCCAGACTCGGTGATCTGGCCGCTAAGGTTACTTCTGAGCTTTCCAAAACCACTTCCGGTGGCGGCACTGCTTCTACTTCACAAATGTATCGTGTCCGCAAAACTTGGTCTGATTCTAAGAGTCAGCTTGGTGCCTATAAGTTGCTGGCCAATGCTAAGAAAAAGGCAAATGAAAATGCCGGATATAAAGTATTCGATGTCTCTGGTAATATCGTTTATCCAACTGCCGTAAAGCCGACCCAAACACCTGCTGCAAATACTTCTTATAAGGTTCAGATAGACATTGCCAATCTGAATATCCGCAAGGGTCCAGGTACCAACTATGGCAAAACAGGTCAGTTCACCGGCAAAGGCATCTTTACAATCGTCCAGGAATCAAAAGGCGAAGGTGCTACCCTCTGGGGCAAACTGAAATCCGGAGCCGGATGGATCTCTCTGGATTTTGCCAAAAAGATATAAGGCATATCAATCACAGGGTCTGTGGGAGTTATCTCCTGCAGGCCCTCTTTTTTATTTATCTTTTTTCGGCCAAACTGCCATCTCACCTCCATTTAGTAGTGAGGAACTTCCTCAGATTGGAGGCAAAATATGCAAGAAAACATTACAGCTTCAATGCCGGGTTCTACTTCTCCGAAGCCAATACATCAGTCTGATATTCAACAAGATTATGACTTTTTGCAGGCGCAAAAGGTCTCAGAAAAACTACTGGCGCTTGGACTTGTTTCCTTGTCGGAATTCAACAAATTAACTGAAATAAACCGTAAAACATTCTCCCCGTTTTGGGTTGAGATTATGCCCAAAATCCCTTGATATATAAGGGATTCAGAGCTAATATGTGACACTAACGAAGGGAGGTGAACTACCGTGAAAAAGATAACCAAAATCGACGGTGTACAAAAGAATACCGCCATAAATAGCAAGCTCCGAGTTGCCGCCTACTGTCGTGTTTCAACAGGTAGTGACGCTCAGTTGGAAAGTCTTGAGGCTCAGAAAAGTCACTATGAACAATATATCAATTCTCGTGAGGATTGGCAGTTCGCCGGTCTCTACTTTGATGAAGGTATAACCGGTACCAAAGCCGAAAAACGTCCGGAGCTACTCCGCCTGGTTACGGATTGTGAAGCAAGGAGAATCGACTTTGTAATTACCAAATCCATCAGCCGTTTTTCTCGAAACACGACGGACTGCTTGGCTTTAGTGAGAAAGCTTCAAAGTCTGGAGATTCCTATTTATTTTGAAAAGGAAAACATAAACACCGGTTCAATGGAAAGCGAACTCTTCCTTGCCATTCTTAGCAGTATGGCTGAAGGTGAATCCGCATCCATTTCCGAAAATGCGAAATGGTCGGTGAAGCGCCGCTTTCAGAATGGAACCTACAAACTCGGCTACACTCCTTACGGCTATGATTGGGATGGTAAAAATATGATCATCAATCCAGATCAGACGGCTGTCGTAAAAAGGATATTTGCAGATATTCTTTCAGGAAAAAGTACAAACGCTATTGCAGATGAACTAAACGCAGAAAAGGTTCCGTCCAAGAAAAATGCCAACTGGACTTCTAGCACTATTCGAGGCATTATTGCCAATGAAAAATATACCGGTGATGTCATTTTTCAAAAGACATATACGGATGAAAACTTCAATCGGCACACAAATTATGGTGAGGTTGACCAGTACATGGCTCCGGATCATCACGAAGCGATTATCAGTCATTCAGACTTCGACGCAGCGAATGCTCTGGTTAATCAACGAGCCGCAGAAAAAGGTATTGAAAAAGGCAGTGATAAATATCAGCAACGTTATGCATTCTCTGGGAAAATAATCTGCGGAGAATGTGGAGACACCTTCAAGCGCAGGATACACTCTTGCACCACATACAAGTATGTCGCATGGGCCTGCAATACACACCTGAAGAATAAGGAATCCTGTCATATGAAATATGTAAGAGATGATGAGATAAAAGCTGCATTTATTACATTGCTAAACAAGCTCATTTATGGCTATCGCTTGATACTTACTCCTTATCTCAAAGTACTTGAAAACTCATCTGGCGACGAGGCCATTCATCGCATTCAGCACTTGGAACAACTCATCGCTCAAAACAGTGAACAACGTGAAGCCTTAACCAAGCTGATGGCACAGGGCTATATCAACCAGATTCTATATAATCAAGAAACAAATGCACTCCTCCTGCAGGCAGAGACATATCGCTCTGACATTGAAGCAATTACCATCGGAATGACCGGTGACGCAGCCAAGGTTACGGAAACGAATCTTCTGCTACACTTTGTGTCCCATACCGATATGCTTACAGCCTACAGCGAGGAGTTTTTTGAAAACTACGCAGATCACATTGAAGTCATGAGCAGAAATGAAATCAGGTTTGTTATGAAATGCGGTCTGACATTCACAGAAAGGATTGATGATTAGATGGGCCATACACCATTTGGTTATAAGATAGAAAACGGTATCGCAGTTATCGATCAACCGGCTGCAGATAAGCTCAGACAGCTCTATAAAAATTATCTGAGTGGTATGTCCTTATCAAAGGCTGCAGCTGCTGCCGGAATTAAAACTTATCACGGCACTGCTAAGAGATTAATGGAAACCGTCCATTATCTTGGAGACAGTTTCTATCCTGCTATTATCGATAAGGATACCTATCAAAAAGCACAAGAAGAACGCAAGCGCCGAGCCGCTGCACTCGGACGAAATAATAAGCAAACACAAATGAGGAAGCTACAGATACCTACCCATTTCCATATGGGTGAGGTCACTGCCCTTTATGACAATCCCGTCAAACAGGCAGAATATCTGTACAGCCTCATAGAAAGCGAGAGTAAATAATGGGAAATGTAATGTTAATTCCTGCAAGGCGACAGGTTGGAAGCAACGCCAGAAAGCAGGAAGAAGAAAAGCCAAAGCTCCGAGTCGCAGCGTACTGCCGCGTCAGTACAGACAGCGATGAGCAGGCTACAAGTTATGAAGCTCAGGTCGAGCACTACACAGAATACATTCAGAAAAATCCTGATTGGGAATTTGCCGGAATCTATGCTGATGACGGTATCTCCGGCACCAACACCAAAAAGCGAGAAGAATTCAATCGGATGATTGATGACTGCAAAGCCGGTAACATTGATATGATCATTACCAAGTCCATCAGCCGTTTTGCCAGAAACACACTGGACTGCCTGAAATACATAAGGCAACTCAAAGATATGAACATACCAGTTCTGTTTGAAAAGGAGTCCATCAACACAATGGATGCCAAGGGTGAAGTCCTTATCACCATCATGGCTTCTCTAGCCCAACAGGAATCGCAGTCCTTAAGTCAGAATGTCAAGATGGGCTTACAATATCGCTACCAGCAAGGCAAGGTACAAATCAATCACAATCGTTTCCTTGGCTATACAAAGGATGCAGATGGAAATTTGGTCATTGATCCAGAACAGGCTGAAACTGTAAAACGTATTTATCGAGAATATTTAGAAGGTCTCAGTATGGACAAGATTGCCGCCGGTCTGGAGCGTGACGGTATTCTTACCGGTGCCGGAGGAAAAAAGTGGCACACAAGCACCATCAACAAAATTCTCCGTAACGAAAAATACATCGGTGATGCCCTGCTTCAAAAAACCTACACCACCGACTTTCTAAACAAGACAAGAGTTAAAAATAACGGGCTTGTTCCTCAATACTATGTAGAAGGCGACCACGAAGCCATTATTCCGAAGGACATTTACCTGCAGGTACAGGAAGAACTTGTCCGCAGGCGAGTGGTAAAAACTAGTGCCAACGGCAAAAAACGAAGCTATAGCTGCAACCACTGCTTCTCACAAATCGTCATCTGCGGAGAATGCGGTGAAATGTTCCGAAGGCTCCACTGGAACAACCGAGGAGTCAAATCCATTGTCTGGCGCTGCATCAGCAGGCTGGAATCCACTGGACTTGAATGCCACGCTCGAACCATCAATGAGCTGCTTCTTCAGGATGTTGTCGTCAAAGCAATCAATCAAATGCTCGGTGACAAAAGCAGCTATCAGGCACAGCTCCAGCTTAACATTGCCACAGTTATCCGAGCTTCACAGGCAACAGCCATTGACAGCATTGACGAGAAACTGATGGCTCAACAACAAGAGTTGATTCAGAAAGCCAACAGCAAAGAGGACTACGACGAAATAGCGGATGAAATCTTCAGGCTCCGAGAACTTCGCCAGAAAACAACCGTCGATACCGCCGCAAGGGATGAACAGATAAAGAGAATTAACGACCTGCAGGATTACATTTCGCAACAGACCACCTATCTTACAGAATTCGATGAATCACTGGTGCGACGCTGGATCAAGCAGATCACCATCTGGGATGACCACATCACCGTCGAACTAAAATCCGACGTCAGAATTGATGTGGATGCATAACTTCATAGATGTGCAAAACCCTCCTGACCATGATGGCTGGGAGGGTTATTTCTTTATATCAAATGAACTGGTCTCACCGGCTCATCACCAGTTTCAGGCAATAATTTTCCTTCAATGTATTTGTCAAATATCGATAAGCAAGGAAAAGTTACAACGCCATCTTCATCCTGAAATTCAATTTCTAAAGGCTTCGATGAAACAAAAAGAAAATGTGCCGTTATTTTTTCATCGATAGGTATATTTAGAAATTCCTTCAACTTCTCTTTTTCTCTGAGAACTAAATCATATCTAGCTCGACAATGGTCATAGTACCCCTTTTCCTTGAACATTTTTTCGTAATCAGATATTACCCCACTGCTATTTAAGGAATCCGAAAAGAACTTAGCCTCAATAAGAAAGACCTCTTTAGTTTTTGGTGTATAGAATACGACATCATAATCTCCATAATCAATGTCTTTACTCCCAAAGATTCTATCGTACTTTACATCTATCTCATCTATGGTTGGTTCATAGTGTGCCCGCAATTTTGTGCGCAATATATTTACAAGTCTATCAGATAATTCTTCATTTTTTCTTTCTATCGCAGCTGTAAGACTGTCCTTCGCGTTTGAATAACACATTCCTCCATTTAGATAAATCGAACACCACAGATGTTTTGCCTGTTCTATCGCACAGTAAGAAACGTATATTCTATCATTTTCTAAACAAATAAACGGTCTTAATTCATGACGATACTGGTTTGTCTTCATTATCCATACTATAGGCTCATTATTCTTTTTCTGCGAAGATATTATTTCCTTGGTAAGAACAAATGCATCAAAGAATTTTTTTGCATCTATGCATCCCTGACCATACCTTTCAATCTCCGAAATAAAATCTTCCTTATTAATAACAGTCATTGCATATTTCCCACCATGCAACATCTCAGCTTGAAATGTGCTCATAATACGCAGCGAATAGATAAAATCCACACCATATGTATCAAAAAATCCTTTTCCAAAAATGCTCTTACTTGCTTTAGCAAGCTCACTATCTTCGATTAGAATGTTCTGATTTCCTGTCATAGCTGTATTAAAATATATAATAGGATGATATTTTAATACAGTTACCGGTACATCATCTGTAGGATTCACAACTATACCCGTGTACAACTCATGCGATTGGAATTTTCTGCTTAAAGATATCAAAGACAATGCTTGCGATACGACACCGTATATGTACATTTCAACAAACAATTCATCATTAACTTCAAATTGATTATCTTTGCAATCTTTCGACTTGCTAGAAAGAAGCACTGCATTTTCTATCCACAGATTCACTGCATCAATAACATTACATGATTTATTTCGATTTTCTTCAAAAACACCCAATATAGAGTCCTCTTGAATATTCAACTCAATTAACTTCTTTCTTGCGTCTTTCTGTCTTTGATAAAAATGAAATACCTCATCAAGGATTTTATATAAGTCTTTCACCAGATAACAGGCACTTTCGCTTTTTAACTGTGAAACCATTTTTTCTTGTATCTTTCCAGTGATGCTCAGCAGATATTCCGATGCATCTTTCCTAGATGTTATTTCTAATCTCTTGGTCCCAAAATACTCAATAAATTTATCTTTAACCACCTTTTGAGAGATAGATAATTCCAACCAAAACGGCCGGGTCATAAACATGTAATCCATTCTAAATTAAATCCTCCTGTCATCTATTCCACTGCCAAGTCTGCCTCTTAGTATCGAGTGGCTTAAACTGCGGTCGGCTCTGACAACAATCTTAGTGCCACAACCTCTGACATCTAATCCACAGCCTAAACCCTACCGCTATTCTCCGGTACTCAATTTCTCTCCAATCAAACCGAGAAGTAGATATGTTTCCCTACAAGAAAACCGAGCTTTCCGCAAGGCTTCTCTGATGATACTAACCTCGCAAAAAGCCCGGAAATACGCCACTTTTCAGCCTTTATTTATCTTTTCTTGACAGCAAACAAACCGTCTCCACATGCCCCGTCCTCCCAAACAGATCCACGCCCTTGACCTTGACCGTCTTATACCCCAACTCTTCCAGCACAGCACAGTCCCTAGCAGCAGTAGCGTGATTGCAAGATATCATAACTATCCTGTCAGGGGACATTTTTGCCATGTACTCCAGTGCATCCCTAGTGCAGCCCTTTCTTGCAGGATCAGCTATTATCACATCTGGTCGTTCGCCACGGCTGTAAAGTATCTCTGCTATCTTTCCTGCGTCGCCACATATAAATTCCGCATTTGTGACATTGTTTGCTGCGGCATTTCGATTTGCATTGTCTATTGCAGACTCTATTATCTCAACACCTATGAGCTTTTTCACATTTTTGCTCATTGACAAACCAATCGTTCCTGCACCGCAGTAAAGATCAAGAAGAGTTTCCTTTCCTGTCAGCTGAGCATAATCTGCGGCAATTTCATAAAGCCGCTCCGCCTGAATTGTATTTACCTGATAAAATGACAGCGGTGATATCTCTATATCATTTCCACACATGGTATCGTGTATCGTGTCGCTTCCATACGCAGTAACAAGCTTCTGTCCGAGTATACAGTTGGTCTTTCGGCTATTCTCGTTGAAAACTATACTCTTTATATCAGCATATTTTTTGCAAAGCTCACCTACAAGCGCATCAAATACGCCACGCTTTTTAAGGTCAGTTATAACAAGACAAACCATTATCTCGCCTGAGTGTTCGCCACGCCTGAGATAAATATGCCTGAGCAGACCGCTTCCCGTTTCCTCGTTGTATGCCTTTATCTCACGCTTGTTCACATAAGCCATTATTTCATCGGCTATTGCCTTGAATACAGCAGGCTGTAATGCACAATCAGTGTGATCGCATACATGATGAGAACGCCTTGAATAGAATCCGCAAACTGCCCTGCCGTCCTGCTCTGCTACAGGGTACTGCGCCTTGTTGCGATAGCCAACAAGCTGTTTACAACCCTCAAAGCTGTCATATTCAGGATAAAGCTTACCAATACGCTCAAATGAATCCTTTATGAACTGCTCTTTTACATGGCATTCTTCCTCATAGCTCATGTGACGAAAACAACAACCACCACACCTTGAATAAACAGGGCAATCGTTCTTCGTTCTTTCAACCGAACCACTTACAATATTTTCGATAATTCCATAGCAATACGTCTTGCAGACCTTGACTATCCTGCATTCGATAACGTCGCCAATAACAGTAAAAGGCACGAAAACAGCAATGCCCTCGTGCTTTCCTACTCCGTTGCCCTCATTTGTCATACCGCTTATTTCAAGCCTGATAATCTCATTTTTCTTTAGCATAAAATTCCTCTATCTCATTTTTTCGCTTAAGCATAAGCTCAAAATGCTTATTGTATTCCAGCGGAAATTTGTAATTGAACACACGCTCCAAACGTCCGCCCTCTTTGTCAACAAGCTTTGTCGAGCCACCTGCACCCATTGCAAGTATGGTCTGAACCTCTTCCATTATATAGATATTATACAAACTCTCGTGACCCTGCTTTGTCCAGCCTATATTTTCAAGATTTTCAAGCATATTCTTCTGTCTGTAGAGATAATAAGGCAGATAGCCTCTTTCAAGAAGTCTTTTTGTGGCATACTCTACCATTTTATCGGCTGGATTTTTCAGCACTTCCCTGTCACCGCTGTGGTTGAGCCTTGCCGCACGCTTTATGGAAAGTGTATGTACAGTGATATTCTCTGGGGCAAGGTCGATAAGCTTATCAATGGTATTCTCAAAGCTCTCCACTGTGTCTGTTGGCAGACCTGCGATTATATCGGTATTTATAGAGTCAAAACCAACTTTTCTTGCAAGGTCAAAGCTGTCAAAAAACTGAGCAGTTGTGTGCTTTCTGCCAATAGCCTCAAGAACGCTGTCATTCAAAGTCTGTGGATTTATAGATACTCTGCCACAGCCGTTTGCTTTAAGCACATTCAGCTTTTCTTCAGTTATAGTGTCAGGTCTTCCCGCTTCAACAGTGTATTCACGAACAGTTGACATATCAAAGCTGTTTGCAATGACTTTCATAACTCTGTCAAGCTGAGCAGCAGTGAGCGTGGTAGGAGTGCCGCCGCCAAAATATACGGTATCAAGCTTTAAACCAAGCTTTTTCGTTATCTTCGCAGTGTAAACTATCTCTTCACACAGCTTGTTCACATACTCAGGGATAAGCTTCATACAGCCCTCGATAGATTGTGAAACGAAAGAACAGTATGAACATCTTGTGGGGCAAAACGGCACTGACACATAAAGACTAAAGCTGTCCTTTTCAAGCTCATCGAGGACAGGCTTCTGGGTTATAGCAGTTTTGTATGCAATATCGCACTTTTCTTCGCTGCAAAGATATCTGCTCTCCATGGCTTTAAATATCTCCGCCTTGTTCATGCCCTCACTGAGCATATCATTCACACGCTTCACAGGTCTTATTCCCGTTATAACGCCCCATTTCGGCACAATGCCTGTTATCTCGCTCATTGCCTTAAAAAGAAGTCTTGAAAGTGAAAGTTCCATGTCGCTTTCAAAATGCACAAACTCCTCTTTTTCGCAAGTCTTGCCGTCATATCTCACCTTAACGCTCAAACAAACATTGTCAGCGTTATCATTTTTCTGAGCGAACACATAATCGTCCTCTGTATCTATGCTGTCAGAAAAAACGTGGGTAAAGAGCGTTGCAGGGATAAAAAGCTTCATTACTCCCTCAAGCTCATATTTATAATCGTTGCCGCTGAATATCAGAGTCATTTCAAAGCCTCCGCAGCCTGCCTGAGATATGGGTTATACTTTCTCTCAGCGTCAAGTGTCGTAACATTCATGTGACCAGGATAAACAGTTAGATTTCCACCAAGGTCAGCTATTTTCATAAGCGACTTCATAAGGGCTGTGCTGCTTCCATCAGGCATATCAGTTCTGCCAACACTTCTTGAAAATAGGGTATCTCCCGAAAACATATTCATGCCGCATATGAAACAAACAGAACCGCTTGTATGTCCCGGCGTTTCCAACACGTCAAATTCAAGCTCGTCAAGCTTTAGTATATCGTCCTCTGTAAACACATTGACCTTGCCTGTGTAATTTCTGTGTCCTCTTATTCTGAAAAGATTAGCAAGCATTCCTGCGTCATCTGTAAGCTTAGGCTTATCCATAATGTGGATATACACCTCGCAGCCTGTCCTGTCTACAAGGTCAGCCACAGCACCGATATGGTCAAAATGACCGTGGGTAAGAAAGATCTTTTTAAGCGTAAGACCGTGACTCTCTATCTCACCGAGAATATAATCAGGGTCGGCAGGTGCATCGATAAGAACGCAGTTATTTTCTTCGCTTGCAACAATATAGCTGTTCGTTTCACAAACACTCAATGGTTTGAGCCTATATATTTTCATTATCTGTCCTTTCTTATTTACCGCTTCTTTCAACAGAAATAACGTTCTTTATTTTCTGAAGCTTGTTTATAACATTGTTGAGCTGTTCCATTCCTGCAATGCTGACAGTTACGGAAAGCATTGCATTGCCGTTTTTCAGTTCCCTTGAGGTTGACTCATAGATAAAAATATTGATCATTGCAAGCGCTGACGAAACGTCTGCCAGCAGACCTATTCTGTCAACTGCTACAATATCCAAAGTACACTTGAAATAGCCAGTATGCTTTTCAGAACTTTCCCACTTAACATTTATCCAACGTGCGGCATTTTCAGGATCATCTTTCTGCGAAAGATAGTTCACGCAATCCTTTTTATGCACGGATATGCCGTGACCTCTCGTGATAAAGCCGACTATTTCGTCACCTGGAAGCGGATTACAGCACTGTGCAAACTTGATAGCGCAGTTGTCGATGCCGTCAACGATAACACCGGTGGAATTTTTGGAAGTCTTTATCTTATTTTCAAGGTCAGAAGTATCAGGCTGAGCCTTTTCACCATATTTCTTATTATACTCAGATTTCAGCCTCTGCATCACCTTTGAAAGCTGAACACCACCGTAACCTATGGCTGCAAAGAAATCATCAAGAGTATCACAACTGTGTCTGTGCATATCCATTTTGAGGAAGTCCTCAAGTTCTTCCTCAGGCACTCTTATATTATTTCTGCGAAACTCTCTTTCAAGAGCATTTCTGCCCTCAAAGATATTCTCCTCTCGTCTTTCCTTTTTGAACCATGAACGTATCTTGGATTTGGCTTCATTGGTCTTGCAGATATTAAGCCATGAACGGCTTGGACCATGACCTTCAACGTTGGTAGTAAGTATCTCGATTATCTCGCCAGTTTTTATCTGATAATCATAAGACACCATTTTCTTGTCTACCTTTGCGCCGCACATCTTATGACCCACCTGTGTGTGGATAGCGTAAGCAAAGTCGATAACAGTTGATCCGACAGGCAGTGTTATCATATCGCCCTTTGGAGTGAAAGCAAAAACGTCCTCAGGGGCAAGGTCATTTTTGATAGCCCTTACTATTTCCTCAACGTCGTTTGACTCCTGCTGTGACTCGATTATCTGTCTTATCCATGCAAGGCGCTGATCGTCCTTTGAACTACCCCTTACGCCCTCTTTATATTTCCAGTGAGCGGCGATACCATATTCAGCCGTTCTGTGCATTTCCCATGTTCTTATCTGAACCTCGAAAGGTATTCCCTCTCTGCCGATAACAGTTGTGTGAAGAGATTGATACATATTAGCCTTAGGCGTGGAAATATAATCCTTAAATCTGTTTGGGATAGGTCTGAACATATCGTGGATTATGCCAAGTACGTTATAGCACTCGGTAACTGTATTGACGATAATTCTTACGGCATAGCGATCATATATCTGGTCTATCTCCTTGCCGTCACGATATACCTTTTTGTAGATACCATAATTGCTCTTAACGCGTCCCTCGATAAGGGGAACAGGGTCAAAATCCTTTTCAAGCCTGTCATGTATCTTGTGCTTGATGTTTTCAACAAGCTGTTCACGGCTGCCCTTTCTGAGCTGCATTTGCTCGTCTATCTCGGCATAAGCATATGGATCAAGATAGTAAAAAGCAAGATCTTCAAACTCATCTTTAATTGAGCGTATTCCAAGGCGGTGAGCTATCGGTGCATAGATGTTCATTGTTTCATGGGCGATAGTTCTGCGTTTTGAATCTTTGCAATAATTAAGAGTACGCATATTGTGAAGTCTATCTGCAAGTTTTATGATAATAACACGAATATCCTCGCTCATTGCAAGGAGTATTTTTCTGATATTCTCAGCTTTCTGCTCGTCTTTGGTGAAAGTTTCCACCTTTTTCAGCTTTGTAACGCCATTTACAAGCATTGCAACGTCTGAGCCAAAATTCTTCTGTAATTCTTCAAGAGTGCATGGAGTATCCTCCACAACGTCATGAAGAAGTGCTGCACAAATAGTATCAGTATCCATGCCAAGCTCCAAAAGAATATATGCAACAGACAGCGGGTGGGTTATATACGGCTCGCCAGACTCTCTTTTCTGATTGTGATGATACTTTTCAGCAAGTTCATAGGCGGAAACGATTTTTGACAGATCGTACTGCCTCTCGCCATCAAGTATTTTCTGAATAAGTGCATCAATGGAACACACCGACCTCTCACCTATATGCTCAGGCTTTGAAGCTTCAGGCACAGCGTCGGTATAGTCAGGCGATGCCGTAGGAGCAGGCATTTCTTCAAACTGCTCTTTAACCTCGGATTCGGCAGGAAGATCTTCTTCACTGACAGTTTTTATTTCTGGTATATTTTCCATCTTATCCATTTCAGCAGGATCAAGCAAAATATTCTCTTTATCTGACATTTTAGTTACCTGCCTTTCCAAGCATTTCATTCAGCTTAACAAGAGTTTCAGAGTCCTCAAGATTTACCTTTTGTTTCGGCACAACGTAGCTTATTTTCATAGTTGCGGGTCTGAACTCGATAAGACCCTTATCACGAAAAATATCAACACAAATATGCAGTTTGCAATAATTCATGCTGTCGCCTGATATTTTCATAAAAAGATTATCCAACGTAATATTCTTAACTGCACTTATGTATTTATATACCCCGATAAGCTCCTGCCTTGTCGGGATTATTTTTCTTATAAAACTTGCAGGAAGCTGTTCCCCGCGCATGAGCTTTTCATAACAATCCTTTGCCGCAAAATATCTTTCCTGCTTTACTCCACTCAATCTATGGTCGATAACTCTTATGGATATGGACTCACGGTTATTGAACACATTTATTCCAAGCTCCACGAGCATATCAAGCTTATCGCCAACTGCGAAACAAGCTTTTTCAGGTGCAAGGGAGAAAATAAGAGCCTGTCCTCTATAGCTTCCGTATGAAAACTCGATCTTTGTATGCTTGCCCTGTGACAGCGGTATTATCTTATCTACTCTTACTCCAAGCATTGCAAAAACTGGAGCAGGGTTCTCTGCACCAAAAGGCTCCATTGCTGCAAGACCCTTTACATTATCAAGGTTGATATCCTGCGGCATAAGAAGCTTATCCGCTATAAGCTCAACGCTAGGGAATTTCTCCATAGGATCGCTGTATTCATACACCATTTGAGTGAACTTTTCGATGTTCTCAGCCTTCAGCGACAGACCTCCTGCACACTCATGTCCGCCAAATTTATCAAGCAGCTCTCCGCAATGCTGAAAACACTTGAATATATTGAAGCCCTTTACGCTTCTCGCAGAGCCTCGTGCGTTTCCATCGTCATCAATGGAGATTATAACATTCGGCTTTCCGTAAAATTCCAAAATGCGTGAAGAAACAATGCCAATAACTCCGTGGTGCCAGCCCTTGCCTGAAAGCACAAGCACTCTATGGTCAAGAGTCTCAGGGTGAGCGTTTATATGATTTACTATTTCTGTCATTATCTCTGTTTCCGTCTGCTTGCGCTGGGCGTTAAGATTTAAAAGAGTGTCAACATAATTTTCAGCGTCCTCCGGGTCTTCGCTGAGAAGTGTTTTTACCGCTGTAAGTGGTGAGCCAAATCTGCCCGAAGCGTTTATAACAGGGGCAATTCTAAAAGCAATGCCTGTTGAGTCAAGAGCATTTCTATCAAGCTTTGCTTTATCTATAAGATAGTTTAGTCCTAATATTTCGGTGTTTGCAAGATATTCAAGACCACGCTTGACAATAGTTCTGTTTTCCCCTGTGAGTGGCACAACGTCCGCAACTGTACCGATAGCACAAATGTCGGCATACTGTTCCATAACAGTGTCGTAACTGCCGCCGTCAAGTGCAGCACAAAGCTTGAAAGCTACACCAACTCCTGCAAGGTCTTTGTATGATGAAGGACAATCTGCACGATGCGGATTAACGATAGCCCTTGCCCTCGGAAGCTTCTCAGGCGGCTGGTGGTGATCTGTGATAACAAGTTCCATATCAAGCTCAGCAATACGCTCAGCTTCCTCAACCGCAGAAATGCCGTTATCCACAGTGACGATAAGCTTAACACCCTTTTCTGCAAGCATTTCAATAGCTTCCATGTTCATGCCATATCCAGCCTCACGCTCAGGAATATAGTACATAATGTTTGCGCCCATGCTTTCAAGATAGTTGTAAAGTATAGTGGTGGATGTAACTCCATCACAGTCATAGTCACCGTAAATACAAATAAGGTCATACTGATCAACCGCCTTGTTTATCACCTCGGCGGCTATAGCCATATCCTTTATAAGAAAAGGATCACTAAGTTCTTCGCCTTTAAAAAAATCAGCAAGGCTGTCAAAGTCAGTGAAACCCCTTGAAGTCATGACGTCTAGGGTAAGGCTTTTCAAGTCACACTTGTTCATAAACTCTGCAGTTTTCACAGGGTCAGGTCTGTTTATTCTCCATTTTTTCATATAGAAATAGTCCTTTACGCAAATTTACATTCATTATTCATTATACCACATAAGCTGCCTTTTTTCAAGTAGCATCAAGAAAAAGTGTGAAATTTTAGGCATAAAAACAGCACCGCAGAAAACCCCGCAGTGCTGAAATATGGATCTATTATTATTTTGTCGTAGAAACTGCAACAGCGTTTCTGCCATATTTTTCATTACCTGTTGGTTTATCACCTACAGGACTGAATGTTGGAACGATCTTTTCGACCATTTCAACGATATTTTCGTCATTGTTATAGCTTGCACGAGCAAGCTCTCCAAGCTGACCAAGGAACGTTTCTGTGTCAAACGGTATAGGCTTTCCGATATGGATAAGCTCATTGTCCGTTTTCATCATGCCCTCCTCTGCCATAAGCTTCTCCTCAAAAAGCTTCTCGCCAGGACGCAGACCTGAGTAAACTATCTTGATATCTACATCAGGCTTATATCCTGAAAGTCTGATAAGATTTCTCGCAAGTGTGTCTATCTTCACAGGCGCACCCATATCAAGGACAAATATCTCGCCGCCCCATGCGTATGTGCCTGCCTGAAGAACAAGGCTCACAGCCTCAGGTATAGTCATGAAATATCTTATGATATCAGGGTGAGTAACAGTAACAGGACCGCCTGCTTCTATCTGCTTTTTGAACAGTGGGATTACAGAGCCGTTGCTTCCAAGAACGTTTCCAAAACGAACTGCAACAAACTGTGTGCCATTTCTGTCCTTATTGCCAACGCTTTCAATCTTAACCGCTTCACTGCTCTCTATATTATCAACAGCTATCTCGTCTATCGGATCGTTCTCAAGCATACCGTCTGTCATTTCATCAACGTGTGCATGGAGCATAGGTAGAAGATCTGTTCTGCCTGCCTTGCTGATAGCGTCCATGCTCTGGATGACCATTTCGCAGAGTCTTTTACTTGCACCCATAATATTAGTAGGGTTTACAGCCTTATCAGTGCTTATAAGCACAAACCTCTTTGTGCCATGCTTCAAAGCGGCATAGGCTGTCTTGTATGTACCAACAACATTGTTTTTGATAGCTTCATTAGGGCTTGTTTCCATAAGCGGAACGTGCTTATGTGCTGCTGCGTGATAAACGATATCAGGCTTGTATTTTTCAAAAACGTCATTGATACGTCTGCTGTCACGAACAGAGCCGATAAGCGTCACAAGATTGAGTTTACTGCCATATTTACGTTTAAGCTCCTGCTCTATTTCATAAGCATTGTTTTCATAAATGTCAAATATGATAAGCTGTTTAGGCTCATGACCTGCTATCTGTCGGCAAAGCTCGCTTCCGATAGAGCCACCGCCACCTGTTACCAAAATGGTCTTACCCTTAAGGTGCTGGAATATCTCGTCCATGTTTACTCTGATAGGCTCTCTTCCAAGCAGATCCTCGACTGCAACAGGCTTCATCTTGCTGAGAAGCACCTCACCATTTGTTATCTGATAAACGCCCGGAAGCTGTTTCATCTCACAGCCTGTTTCCTTACAAATATTAAGGATATCCCTTTTGTTCTCAGGTGATGCAGTTGGAATTGCAAAAAGGATCTGATCAATATTATACTTTTTGACGCTTTCCATAATGCAATCACGGCCACCAACGATAGGAACTCCTCCGATATTTCTTCCCCACTTATTTGGGTTATCATCGATTATGCAGAGTGGTCTTGCATTTGCACGTTCTGACATCGTAAGCTCTTTAAGGATCATCTGACCCGAAGCACCTGCACCAATGACCATTGCATTATGCACTGCCACCTGATTTGTTACCTGTTTTGCTCTTAAAAGGGTGATATATCTATAGGCAAAACGCACTGCTGTTATAAGCACGAACTGAGTTCCCGCTCCTACTATATAGTAAGCCACAGGCATTCTCATGAAGAGTAATGTTATACCCACAGCCTGGAATATGGTAGTAACAATCGAGGCCAAAAATATCCTTGACAGTTCGCCAATGCTAGCAAATCTCCACAAACTATTATAAAGCTTGAACACAAAAAACACCACAACACAGAAAGCTGTATATATTGGAGCAAACTTTACATAGGCAAGCATATACTCCTTTGGTATTGCAGAAAAAGTAAGGTCAAATCTGATGAAAAGTCCGAAAATGTAGGATAGATTTACGACAACAATATCATAGAAACACAGAAAGAATGCAATAAGCATCCAATGCTTTATCTTTTTGTTTTTCCACACCTGAACTGTGTTTTCACTTGTTTTCTCCATAAATAAAACATACCTCCGCTCAATTAAAGCAATGAATAAGATCACACCATGGCCACCCCTCAATGGCACAGTGCAGGCTATTTATAATATCATCAATATTTTTTCTATACTTAAAAAGCAAACATTCTTTCTTCGTCAGCCATAGCAGACATGAGTACTTTATCAGAACGTCTTATATTTTCACTTCCAGATCTTTTAGCTATAAGATCAAAATTAGGTTTTCTATCATCAAGATTATGAGCATCGCTTCCAAAGACAAAATCTCTGCCACTTGAAATAAGCTTATTAACAAAACGTCTTGTGGAAAAATGCTCAAAAGCTTCTGCATTTATCTGAAAAACTGCATCCACAGACATCAGACTTTTCAGATCTGACTTTGAATAAACGCCCATATATCTATGTACATGGGCGATTATCGGAATAAGCCTTCGAGAATTTGCTATCTCGTCTATCTCCTCGACGATCCAACTGTTATACTGAGTGAATGGTGGTTCAAGAAGAATAAGTCTTGTTCCGCTGATACACAGCTTTTCAAGTTCTCCTAATACGCTGATGCCCTTTTCTATAGCCACCTCAGCACCAATATGTATATCCTTCACGGCTGGGTCAGCCGCCATGAGCTTCTCATAAGCATTTTGCCGTTTGACAAGATAACTGTCTAAAGAAGCTTCCCTGTGCATATAAAAATGCGGTGTTGCCACAATTATACCTATGCCCTGCTGTTTCATCATTTTTATCATTTTAAGTGATGTTTTGATGCTGTCAGAGCCGTCATCAATATTCGGCAGTATGTGGCTGTGATAATCGGTAGTCAATCTAACATCTCCATGTCATTTAACTTTCGGCAGAAGCATCCTTCCCACCGTATTTATAGCTGTAGTCATATTTATACTTGTAGCTATACTTGTATCCGTAATGAGAACCGTTCTTTGCGGAAATATCATTAAGAACGAAACCAAGCAGATTGCAATCGCCTATCTCAAGCTTCTTCATAGACTCCTCTATCTCCTGATATGTAGTTCTTCCATATCTCGCCACAAGAAGAACGCCTGCGACCTCGTCTGCAAGGCTCATTACGTCAGTTACAGGAAGCAGCGGAGTTCCGTCGACAATAACATAATCATACTTATGCTGAACATATTCAAGCAATTCACGCATTTTCTCAGAAGCAAGAAGCTCTGACGGGTTTGGAGGCAAAACGCCTGATGTAAGAACAGCAAAATTGCCATTCTTGGTTTCATGCACACACTTATCAAATGTGCTTTCACCACTCAGTATTGTTGAAAGTCCAACATTGTTTTTTAACTTGAAGTTTCTGTGCTGAACAGGTCTTCTCATATCAGCGTCAATAAGAAGAACCTTATTTTCTGTTTCAGCCATTGAAGCTGCAAGGTTTGCAACTGTTACAGACTTACCCTCACTTGGATTAGGGCTAGAAACGACAACTATCTTATTTCGTGTTGTAGAAAGTGTAAACATAAGGTTTGTACGCATTGTTTTGTAGTTCTCTACAATATTAAACGGTATATCCTTATTATTGAACAGAAGCTGTTTTTTTCTGTCAGCAGAAGAACCTTCATCCTTTTTAGAAGTCTTTCCGCCAATATTCATTATCTCACCAACGATAGGCTTCTGATAAATGTCGCCAAGCTCATCAGAATTCTTTACAGTGTTGTCGAAGAAGTCGATAACAAGTATCACTAGAACAGCCACCATCAAGCCACCAACAAAGCCAAGGGCAACATTTTTAGTGGTGTTAGGAGAAACAGGTGTATTGTAAACCTCAGCATCACCTATCTTTTCAACTGAGCCTGCACCGATAACTCTTATAAGAAAGCTTGGAGCGACGTCAGCCATGATGTTACAAAGGTCAGAAGAAAGCTTTGCATTTGTTGTTGTGGCAGTTATCTGAAGTACCTCTGTCTGATTTACAGCGATCATGCTATAAGCATTTCTCAGGTCGTCATTTGAAACCCTGCCGCTTGTTACAGTAAAATAAGGAGCAAGCTGTTCAGGAGTATACATCTCAAGAAGCTTATCGCTTACCTCGTTCATTACCGGGTCATCAGTAAGTATAACAATGTAGGTCTGTACCAATGACTTTGAAGCGTCAATGTCCTGTAAGTTAACATTAGTCTTATCCTGACCCGTTGACTGATTATCAGCACTTTTAACATACATTGAAACGTGTGACTGATACTGCTCACTCATAACAAATTTTGATACGAAAAGGGCCAGTATCGCACACACTATTGAAGCGGCAACGATATACCAAACCTTTCCGAGAAGAAGTACCAGAAGATCCTTGATAGTGTAATTTTTTTTCATTTGTATTATTCACCCTATTGTTGATATTTTCGTTATTTTTCCAAAAAATAAACCGTACAATAATAATTTTATCACATTCTATTCAAAAAGTCAACTTTAAACGATACGTTTTTTTGTATTTCAACAAAAAAATGGTTTTTTGTTATAACATACAATAAGACAAACAAAATCAGCCAAGTATTTGTTGGAAAATCATATAAGCTGACAGCTCAATTTAACAATTATGAACGGCTACTGTAAAAGCCGCCATTACATTCGTTCCAAAACTATTTACCAGTCCCTGTATCATAAGTATGCCGAAATTCATGACAGATTGCTGAACTGAGGCAGCAGTCGACATTCGCACTACTTCACCAAAACTGCAATCCTTCCAAGATTTTTTCTTGAAGGATAGTCGCAAAAGAGGTTTTTTGGCAAGAGTGTAAAAGCAAAGTCCCACACCTGGAAGGATAATTCTAACATAATCAAATGTCAATAACATTATTTTCATTGGAGTATGCAAAAGTTTCAAAATCTCATTGGGAAAGCACAATGTGATAGGCTCTGTCACCAAAGTAACAGAGCCTATCATCAGAAATGATATGTTCAGACAGCCTTTCAGGCGGCGTTCATTTATTTCACCGAAACAATAAGAAACAAGCGAGCCACAGCCCATGCACAGACTTATTATGATCGAATAAAGAAAAGTCTTGAGGGCGTATGTGCCGCCCACAGCCGCAAGGGCGTTTTAGCCAAGAAATCTGCCAACAATAAATGTGTCGGCAATGTTATACACCTGCTGGAGCAGATTTCACAGTATCATCGGGCTTGAAAAAAGCAAGAAGCAAGCTTATGATACTGCCGTTTGTAAGCTCTCTTTTCATTATCGTTCTATCTCGATACTCATACAGTTTGTACCACTAAGCTGACAACTAAGTTCATCAGGCTGATGCGTACCAACATAGAGGGTGAATTCCTTTGCAAACTGTTTTCTCTCGCCAATTTCTGACACTGTTGTGAAAGCTTTGTCAGGTATTTCGATTTCAACATCAAGCTTTTCACCTTTTTTGACAAAAATCCTCTTAAAGCCGCACAGCACAGGATAAGCCGGAGCATTATCACAATGTGATTTAATGTAAAGTTCGATAACATCACATGTATCGGCACCGTTATTTTCTACTTCTACATTGACTTTGCCATCGTCATAACTAAGCGATGTAACAACAACATCTCCATAAGTAAGACCATAGCCGAATGGATAAAGAATGTTATCTCTCGTGTACCTATATGTTCTATCAGACATAGCATAATCAGTAAAGCAAGGTAGCTTGTCAGCGCTATTATAGAATGTAACAGGCAGTTTTCCTGATGGCGACACTTTACCAAAGATAATATCCGCAATAGCCTTGCCGCCCTCTGAACCCGGATACCATGCGTGAATAAGAGCGTCACAATCATGCTCGATATTTATTGAGCTTCCTGCCACACATACCACTATCATAGGCTTGCCGATCTTTGCGACACGCTTTATAAGCTCACGCTGACTTTCAGGAAGTCTTAGATCGTTCTTGTCACCTGATGAAAACTCATTACCTGTGTCGCCCTCCTCGCCCTCAATAGTGGCGTCAAGACCAACGCAAAGTATCACAACATCAGAATTTGCCGCTGCCGCCTCAGCTTCGGCGTATCTATCTCCTGCCTGTGCAAGACCCGATACTCTGTCCTTATACAAGTGACAGCCTTCAGCATAAAGCACCCTGCCATCAAATGCGTCCTCGATACCCTCAAGGAAGGTAACATACCTGTCGGCTGTGCCGTTATAATTGCCCTCTAAAGCCGCTCTGCTGTCCGCATTTGGACCTATTACAGCGATAGTTGATATTGATTTTTTGTCAAGCGGAAGAATACCCTTGTTTTTGAGCAACACCATGGACTTCACTGCACACTGGTAGGATACAGCTTTATGCTCAGGGCAAGAAACAACGCTGTATGGTATGTTGTCATATTTCGTTGACTTGTCAAACATACCAAGTCTTATGCGATTTCTCATAAGAGCAACACAGGAAGCCCGGATTTCATCTTCTGTCACAAGCCCCTTGTCAAGCGCAGAAAGCAGGTGTACATACGTACAACCGCAGTTCACATTACAGCCTGCTTTAAGTGCCATTGCGGCCGACTCTACAGGAGAAGACGTCACCAAATGGTGTTCGTGGAAATCCCTTATTGCCCAGCAATCAGAAACAAAATAGCCATCAAAACCCCATTTGTCGAGCTTGCCCATTAGAAACTCACTAGCACATGACGGCTCGCCATTCACACGGTTATACGCACCCATTACACCCTCGACCTTTGCCTTTTTCACAAGCTCCTCAAAGGCATAAAGATAGGTCTCTTCAAGGTCTTTCCAACTAACCTCTGCATTAAATTCATGGCGAACAGCCTCAGGTCCGCTATGTACTGCAAAATGCTTTGCACAAGCGGCAGTTTTCAGTACCTTGCCACTGCCCTGCAAGCCTTTTACATATGCCTTGCCGCACTCTGCGGTAAGATAAGGGTCTTCACCGTAAGTCTCATGGCCTCTGCCCCAGCGTGGATCTCTGAAAATATTTATATTAGGTGCCCAAAGGGTAAGACCTTTGTATATATCCCTGTCATCACGCTTTGAATACTCATTATACTTGGCACGAGCTTCTGTGGAGGTTATATCTGCCACTTTGAACACAAGGTCGGTGTCAAACATAGCCGCAAGACCTATTGCCTGTGGAAACATGGTGGCAACACCGCTTCGTGCAAGCCCATGGATACCCTCATTCCACCAGTTATAGGCAGGAATGCCGAGCCGCTCAACAGCAGGAGCGTCATATCTAAGCTGTGAAGCCGCCTCCTCTACGGTCATTTCATTTACAAGTGCTTCAGCTCTTTCCTGAGCTGAAAGGCTTTCATTGAGATAATTTTTCATATATCCTCCTTGTACATTACATCAATTATATAATACACGAAAATTATACACCATGGCATGATATCGTGTCAAGGCGTATAATTATAATAATTAATGTAGAAATTGTAGTGCTACAATAGATATTGGACAAAAGTTCAGAAAAAAGAAAAGAGAGATAGGCAAAAATCTGATAGAATAAAGTCACCACAACAAAATTCAAAAGAAAAGGAGCCTACCTCTCATGACAAGTATAACACAAGATATGAAGTTTCGTCAATCCTTAATGAAATATTCAAGAAAATATGGTGTGAGCCGAGCAAGCAGGAAATACAACAAGGCTCGCTCATACATATATTTTTGGCTTAACCGCTGGGACGGAACCATTCAATCACTTGCAACGCAATCTAAAAGGCCGCATCATCACCCAAATGAACACACTCCAGAGGAAATAGCACTGATCCGCCGATTTCGTAAACGCAACCCGCAGCTTGAAGTCACAGAACTCTGGCACAGGCTAAAAAAGAAAGGCTATACAAGACGTGTAGAAAGCTTGTATAGAGTAATGAGAAGGCTTGGAATGTTGCCTGAAAAGAAGGAAAAGACAAAGCCTGTATCAAAGCCATATGAGCAGATGACACATCCCGGCGAACGTGTTCAGGTCGATGTAAAGGTCGTGCCAAGGTGCTGTCTTGCAGACCCGACAATGAAGTTGTATCAATATACTGCGATAGATGAATTTACAAGGCTGAGATTTTTGTACGGCTATGAAGAACAAAGCACTTATTCATCAGCAGATTTTGCAAGGCGCTTGGTCGAGTGGTACAAGCGAAGAGGGATAAAGGTCGAATGTATCCAAACAGACAATGGATTTGAGTTCACGAATCGTTTTTCTTCCAGCAAGAAAAACAGGCAGACGCTTTTTGAGGCGACATTAGAAAAGTTGGGAGTAAGGCATAAGCTTATACGTCCATATACTCCACGGCACAATGGCAAGGTTGAAAGAAGCCACCGTGAAGATCACAACAAATTCTATAATTGCCATAGTTTTTATTCCTGTGAAGATTTAAACGTGCAGCTAGCTGCACGTTTAAAGAGGACAAACAATCGTCCTATGCGTCCTTTAAACTGGCTTTCGCCTATCGAATTCTTCAATAACTATCGTGTCCAATATCATTGACAAACTAACAAATATCGGCTATTTCGTTCCTGAATTTTTACTCCTGAGCCTCACGCATCAGAGCCACACCGTCCTTGAAACCGACCTTGTAAGCAGCTCTCATTTCAGCGGCGGCGGTATCGCTCACGCAGTCGAGTATCTTGTGAAGCACATCGATCTGTTCCTCGCTCAGAGAGTTTTCAAATGGAATGCAGAGCTTGCCCCATTCGTCCGAGAACTCAGCGGTGTGAATATCCCCCACACGGAGGTTGTAAATCTCATCAATCATTGTAAGCACTCTTTCGGGAATTATTTAGCTTGCTGTACCTGTCTTACAATGTTTTCTTGAAAACTTCTTTATGCCTACTGTCGTAAATGTTCGGGGATTACTTTTGTGAGTGGTGGGTTGTTGGGCGGGGACGGAATAAATATCTCCAGTGGAAGAAAGGGTAAAACATAGAATCTTGAAAAACAAGAAGAAGACATATAATTTGAAAATTATTTATTCAAATCCGGTTGCAAAAATAGCTTCTTCTCCCCATATGCATATGAGAGCAAACCATACAAGATTTCTGTTCTGATTTTGTGCAGAGATACAAACTTTAAAAAAATTGCTGTCAAAATGGTTGTCAAAACCTCAACTTCTTCCCGTATACAAGTGAGAGCAAACTCCACAAAACATCCGTTACGACTTTGTTCACCTCTACAAACTTTATGAATTCTTTCAGATAAAGGGGTATCAAAACGGTGTCTTCTTCCCCTATACAAGCGGAAGAGCATAGTTAAAATGGCCGAAATCATATGAGCAGACTTGTGCAACCCTACAAAATTTTTCACGAACGCATAAAATGCTTCTTTTCGTCGGCTACTGTATGAAGGCAAAAAGAATCTTGAAAACTAAATTTCACGCAGGAGAGATACCAAGCGGCGAAGTACAGCGAAGATCGTGCAGAAGGAGCAGGAGCGTACCAAGCTTGGAAAAACGTCCTTAGGTCAAACAAGGCTTACTGACAGGAACTGTACTGTTGTGGGGAAGAAGTAATAAAAAAAGAAAAGGAGGCTTGATAACTTGAAAAAATTCGATTCAAAGTCCTGCGAAGAAATTATGACCACTGTGTACAAGCCAATCGAGTATGTTGTTGATGGCTTGCTTGCACAAGGTCTGTATATCTTAGCAGGCGCACCGAAGGTGGGAAAGTCCTGGCTTGCGCTGGATATGTGCTTGTCGATAGCGAAAGGAGAAAAAGTTTTAGGTCAGGAAACTACACAAGGAACTGCGCTCTATCTGTGTTTAGAGGACAGCTTTCAGCGAATCCAAAACAGGCTTTATGAATTGACGGACGAACCTGTTGAAAATCTTCACTTTGTAATTTTGTCAGACACAATCGGAAAAGGTCTCGAAGAGCAGATAGAGCAATTCAAAAGTGAGCATAGCGATTTAAAGGTTGTGTTCATTGATACTCTGCAAATGATTCGCAGCGAAACGGATTCAAACTACGGCTCGGACTACAAAGAACTATCTATTCTGAAAAGTCTTGCGGACAAGCTTGAAGTTGCAATCGTAGTTGTTCATCACACAAGAAAATGTTCGGACAGCGATCCGTTCAATATGATATCGGGCAGCACGGGAATCAGCGGTTGTGTTGACGGAAGCATGGTTCTGATTGAGAACAAGCGTGGAAGTCGAAACGCAAAACTTTACTGCGTAGGACGTGATATTGAAAACCAAGAAATAAATCTTGTGTTTGAAAACAGTCGCTGGAAAGTTGTTGACGAAGCGACGGCTAAAGAAGCGGACTTTTTCTCTTTCGCTGTTCATGATTTCATGTTGGAATGTAAAATCTTTAAAGGCTCTGCAACGGAGCTTGCAAATGAATTAAGTAAAATACTTTGTAAAGAAATTTTCGCAAACCATATCAAAAAAGAACTTATGAAGCACGCTTATGAATTGCAAAGTTACGGTGTGACTTTTAAATCCAGACGCAGCAACGGTCAGCGAGTAATAATTCTGAAATATGATAAAAACAGTGACACCGGTGACGGTAAAAACCTTATGCCCGAAGCTGTTAAATTTACTGACCCTGCTGTCACTGAAAAGGGTTCGGAATGTTCCGAAAAGCCTTTAAATGCGTTGTTTGAGGGCGATTATGAAAATCAAAAAGATAAAAATTCTGATGACCCTGCCGGCAAGGTTACTGTCCTTGTTTGTAATTCTACTGACCCTGTCCAAGATGAAAAGATATGTGAAGTAAATTGGACAACGCTTGATGAAACTCTGAATGAATCCGCAAGAAAAATCAGAAGCACACTTGCAAGTCAAGGCATTGAAGTTCCGCCTTTTAAGAGTTAGCGAATGTGGGGCGATTTGTGCCCTCCTCACTTGCGGTAGGGTAAACATACCGCCATAGGCGGTACAAGCCCACACAAGCGATTTGTGAGCGGTGTACGAGGAGATAACCGAAGAATTCTGAAATCAGTTTGAAAGCACGTCGAAACCGGATATGTTGGTTATGCACAAATTCCCGATTTGCCGCATAACGAAGAAAGTGAAATATTTCATTGCAAGTTAAAGTTTCGGGGTCACAGCCCCCGAAACACTCACAGCGGACGAGCAAAGCTCGCCGCAAAAGTGCCGAAAATACGCAGTTTCAGCAAAATGATTGTGCATAATTTTTATGGGGTCATAAATTTGAGCTTTGAATGATTCAGGGGTCGCAAGGGCTGAAAAGTGCGTAAAATCGGCGTGATTACAGGCGTTGTCGATGACGTCTAAGAGAATATCAGGAAAGGACTGTTTAAAATGATCGGAAGAAAAATCAAAGGCAGAACAATCGGAAAGACAACAAGGAGGGGGATAACAGAATGGATAACAACACAAAGATCACAATGCTTACAATCAAGGAGGCGGCAGCGCTTGTCGAAGGACTGACAGAGTATAGAGTCCGCCAGATGTGTATCAACAATCAGATCCCACACATCATGGCAGGAAAAAAGTATCTCATCAATCGGGATAAGTTTTTGAGTTATCTCAGTGGCGAAACTGTGTGAGAAATTTTGTTGGTTAGGTAGAATTTAATAACGAAGGTGCATTTCTGTTAGACATTTCCGCGGAGATGTAGTATAATGTCGGTTGCAGAAATGCGCCATAGTTTTGAAACGGAGGTTTATATATGGCGACAATAAGACGGCGTCCCAACGGGACTTACGAAATTAAAGTGTCATGCGGTTACGGCGTGGACGGAAAGCAGCGCAACCAGTACAAAAGCTACAAGCCTGAACCGGGTATGACGAAAAGGCAGATAGAAAAGGAGGTGCAAAGGCAGGCTATACTGTTCGAAGAAGACTGCAAGCGTGGACATATAACTGCGGCAGTAAAGTTTGAAACCTTTGCTGAGCAGTGGTTTGAGGAATATGCAAAAGTCAATCTTCGCCCTACATCATACGCACGAATGAAACAGCTTACCAAGCGGGTATATCCTGCGATCGGTCACAAGCGGCTCGACAAGATAACAGCTCGTGATATTCAAAAGTTCGTGACAGATATGCTTGTCAACGGCAAGAATATGAACACAGGTAAGCCGCTGTCGAGGAAAACGGCAGTGCATCACCTGAGCTTTATCAGTGACGTATTCAGCTATGCTGTACGTATGGGAATGCTGTGCGACAACCCTTGCAGGCGAGTATTCGTGCCGAAACAAGAGCAGGAGGAAAAGCAGATCTACACGATCGAGCAAGTAAAGATACTTTATGAAAATCTGAAAAGCGAGCCTATGAAATATCAGGTGTACCTGCTTCTATCGATATACAGCGGTTATCGTCGCAGCGAGATGTTAGGACTCGAGTGGAAGGATATTGACTTTGAGCATGATCTGATACACGTTCGTCGCACCTCGCAGTACACTTCGGAAAAAGGGATATACACCGACACCACCAAGACAAGAAAATCAAAACGTGTATCCAAAATGCCTGCTTCGATAATGAACTTGCTCCGGCAGTTCAAAGCAGATCAGAATGAAGAAGCAAGGCGGCTTGGAACGAAATGGGAAGATTACGACAGGCTGTTCACCAAATGGAACGGCGCGCCCATGAATCCGCAGACTCCTTTTGAGTGGCTAAAAGGCTACTGCGAGCGAATAGGAATACCGTTTAGAAATATTCATTCTCTACGTCACTTGCACGCCTCACTTCTGATTTTTGAGGGCGTGGATGTTGTAGCGGTATCAGAAGATATGGGTCATAGCGTCGTCGGAACGACTTTGAACTTGTACAGTCATATGTTCCAAGAGGCTAAAGCAAGAAACTGCGATGCGATAAGCAATGCGCTGAGCTTCACAAACGAGGTAAACACAGAGGAAGAAAAGCCTGCCGAGGACAGCAATGAAGATATATCTGAAAATGAGGACGAGCAAGAGGAAGAACAGCTCGGACAAGTTTTTGTGACATAAAAATCACCCGCAAGACAGCGTCCTGCGAGTGACACAATAACATATCTTTAAACAGTGATTTTCAAAACAAGTGGCAGATAAGTGGTTGAGAACAAATTCCGAATAAATAAAAACTCGGAAACGGCGATATTACGCTGTTTCCGAGAACGTTGAATGTGTTGTGACTATGAAATAGATGACAATTAAAATGCCAATTTTGTGTCATCTATCAAGCAGTCTTATCCTACCGAGTCAGCTCTCTTTTGATACTCCTTCCCCTCACACTCCACAAAATCCTTCACCAACTGCTCCGCCTCCGCAAAGCTGTTCTCCAGTATCTCAAACCCCACAGCCGCAGAAAAGTTGTATATCTCGGCCTGCTCGGTTTCGTCTTCAAAGACCTGTATCATAAACCCTTCGCAAAGAATATCTCTGCCTTTCTTGTCGACCCTGCGAATGTTGCTGTCGGGTGAGATCTTGATGTAAAATCCTTTGTATCTCATTTGACCACTCTCCTTAAAACTTCATCTGAAATTCGTCAACTTCTTCAAAATCCTCGTCCATCTCTTCATCAAAATACTGTTCGCAAACCGACTTTTCAAGTGCCGCTCTTAGATAACTCGTATCCATATCATTTGCCTCGTAACCTTGCTTTATGACGTTGTAATAATAGCTCATAGGCGGTGAAATGTGACCGCTGTTCATCAGATATGCCATACACTCTTTCTTTTCGCCATTAACATCTATCTCAAAAAGCTCTTTTCGGTAATAGTTCGGAAAGCCCTCATATTTGTCAAGACTGTGCTCATCTCGTCCGTCTATCTCCCATATTAAAACAGGAACTTCTGCGTTTTCTTTCGGCACAATGGTAGCAACGCCTCTGAACTCCAGCTCATAGCCTTTCAGCATTTCTTTGCCGATGACCTTTGAATTTGGACACCGATATGCCATTTGTTCCAAATTGATGTTGCTGCCATAAGCGATGTATAATCTTTTGTATTTCATAAAAACTCCTTTGCAATTTTACATACTCATTTCAAGTTCCTCTTCAACGCCCTCACATTGGCTCTCTGTGGGCTCGTTGTTTTCTTCGGGTACATTTTCGGCTTGTGTGCTGTTGTCGCTTACAGGCTCGGCACGCCGCTCACGAGCCGCTTGTTTTTCAAGCTCTCGTTTTTCTTTTAGCTTTGCCCTTGCAGCAATCCCGTCCTCCGGATGTCGCCAGGCTATGTCACCCTCAAGATGTTTAAGCAGATGTGTTCTGCAATTTTTGAACTCATCACCGATAAGTCCTAATCCCAGTAGCCATACTCTGAAACTGTACCGCATATTATCACTTTGCGAAACGTGAGGAGAGCAGTATTTTTTTGTCATAGCCGCATTACTTATAGCTAACGCAAGCACTATCTGACTTCTTACCTCGCCTGCGTGAAGTGAGCCATTATACGCTCTTATCTCATAATGTCCGTGCTGAAAAAAGCTGTGCAGATTGCAGATCACATATCGGCTGTTTGAATAATGCTGAAACTGCTCGCTCATTCTTCCACGATACCAAAGCCGTTTTATCTTTTCCATAT